GTGTTTTTCCCTTGCCATGTAGAAAAAGAATATGAGGGTGAAAACGGTGAAAATACTATATATAGGGGAAGCACAGGCGGTGTTATCATTTCTGGTAAGCAATACATCACAATCAAATTGCCTTATGGATTAAGCGCTAACGAGATTTGGCGGGCTACAATTGATCAGAATGGAAAGCAAAGAAATAGTCTTTCAGTAGGTGCTAAAAAATATAAAGACAAGGTTCAAAAGCAATATGGACCTATGTTTAGAGCACTTAAGTTAAAAGCTATCGATCAACTTTGTGAAATACGATTAATTGTTCAGCCACCACTTAAAACTCGTTCTTACAGTGCAAAGACTTATCCACGCTTTGATATTGATAACTATCCAAAATTACTTATTGATAGTGTCAAGGGTGATGGCTTGTTATTCAAAGACGACAATATTTTCATAAGTGAACAAATTAAGCTGGCAGAACCATGTGAAGAAGGTTGTGTCTGGCTTTCGTGCGTTTTTACTGATGAAACTGATTGGTTGTCAAAAACTGTAGATTTTGATTGGTTAGCTGGGAGAAGCATTTAAATGGCGAAAAAGAGCGATTTGCAACGTCGAGTACTTATCGGAAGAAAACTTGCAATGGCGCGTGACATGGCTCAATTACGTCAAGAAGACGTAGCATTAGAAATATTCGGTACACCGCATAAAAATCGTATGAGTGAAATCGAAAACGGTAAGTTAATGCCAGATGCAGAATTACTTTCTTTGCTATGTCAAAAATATGGTGTTTCAGCTGACTGGATTCTTGGTTTTACGATTGAACCGGAACTAGATAAAACAGCTTCTGTAGCTGGTATTCTGTTTAACAGTCTTGGTGAAATGATGAGTGAATATACTCAAGCCATGGCATTTCAATTGAGTATGGCAGCGGCACAGCATATTACTTCTTTCCCTAAAGCCTTAACGGTTGAGTTACTAGAAGCCTCAAAGGGCCTTATTCAAGCTTGTTTATCGCAAGATCAGTCTATTCAAGAAAAGGTTTTACCAGAACTTCACACCCTTATGCGTATAGTGCGTGAGTGTGAACAAAATCGTGCGAAACAAATCCGTAACTTAGAAATGGCTATCGATGATGTTTTCCAACGCGAAGAGAACGATTTACAGCAAAAAGCTCTAATTGATCTTATCCAAAATAAAAAACGTTTTAGCAAGGCTTCTTTACAGCAACAAGCTATAGCTGAAGTAAAACAAATAGGTCTATTTACTGAATAAGGGATAGACTTTAATGGCTCGCAAGATTGAATACTCGGAAGAAATTTGGAACCGGCTAAAAGAAGTCTATGAATCTTCACCTAAGATTACATGGCAAGCTTTAGTTGATCAGGTTGGCGAAGAACTCGGTTGTGAGATGCCTTCGCCATCCGTTGTACGCCGTAAAGCACTTGCTGAGAAATGGAAAAAGAAAGCTAAATCTTTAGTCAAAAAGACAGCCCAAGAGCTCAATAAAGAGATTAAAAAATTGACCAAAAAAAACAATGGTCAAGAAACTACACAAACTACTGATAAATCGGAAAAAAGTGATAGTCAAAATTCTGTCAAAAAAACGTCAAATATTGCTGAATTTAATAGTCAAAACTCTAAAAATAATGGTCATAACAACGGCGGGCGTTCTACAGTCAACGAGAACTATCTAAAGTCAGCTTTGGTTGTCAAAAATAACCGTATAAGAGCTCATAAGCTTGGAGAGTTAATTACAGACACTATCGATAGTGTTATTCATATTAGAGATGAAGTACTGAATTTAAATAATCCAACTGAGGAACAATTAGCATTAGTCAAGTTCAAGATGGGACTTATATGTCAGGTTGTAGATTTAAACGTTAAGCAAAGTATCAGCATTTCTAACATTGCCAAGACAGAAGCAATGTTCTGGGGCTTAGATGTAGATGATCTTAAAGACCAGTCGGAAGTTCAAGCACGGCGTAGTTCAGTTATTTCAGGTGCTGAAGAAAGAATGGCAATTGCAAAAGCTAATATGAAAAAGAAAAAAGAAGAGGCGTTTATGCGAAAGTTAGCGTTAATTGAAGCCGGTGAAGTAGAGCCTGAAGATGAAAAAAGTGAAAATTGAGCTGGAAAAATGCCAGACTTAATTTAATGTGCAGTTCTGCTTAAGTTATAATCACTTATTTCGAATTTTTATTAAAATTACCAGAGAATTAAGAAACTTATGACTATATTAGTAAGTATCTAAACTTTTTTGGAGGTCATAAAATGACATTCATTACAGCAGCTGAAGCTGCAAAAATTGCAGAAGCATCTCAACCTTTTACTTCAAGTTATTTACTTGAAGAAATTAACCGAAATATTGAGAACCTTGCTAAATTAGGAGAGCGTGAAGTTTACTATCCTTCACTGAAAACTCGAACTTCTTTAGATACTATTCAAAAAGTTGAAAGTGAGTTAGTAAACTTGGGTTATAAAGTAAGCCTAGATTCAAGAGACAATGAAAAATATGTACTTCATATTGTTTATTGATGAATAGGATTGGAACTAAGAAATAATTTTAAAAGTTAAACTAAACATAATGCCCTATATCAATATGGGGCATTTTTTGTAATGACAGATTCAAATCACAATAATCCAGTTTTATCTTACGATGAGCTGGGCTTCATCATCGGGATGAAACGAGTTGAAAAAAAAGTAAGTACGATTGATTCGAATATTGAAAAGATTATCGAAATTCTTACTCAAAGCTTTGAAGAGCAAAAAGCACAGTTTGCTAAGCCTCAGACAAAACTGACTGAATTTCAAAAGATGCTAAATGCTATCAATAATAGACCACCTTTAGAATTTGAAGATTTATTAAAAGGAAAAGCAAATCCTGTTACACAGTCTTTTGTTGTAGCAGACAAGATAGTCAAAGACTTTGCTGATGTTTTGGACCAATCAGTTATTGACCTTACTACAGTAGATAAAAAACAAATCAACAATGCTAAAGGACGAAAGCCAGCTATAGAAATTAATAGTCATGAAGACTTATCAAAAATTGTAAATCCTACTGTTCCTGAGCGTGATGAAAAGGGCCGTTTTGTATCTAATCCAAATGAACCCCAAAACCAATCATCGATTCGTAAAGTTGCCCAAACGATATCTACGGCGATTAAAGGGGTAATGCCGAACTCACCACAAGGTGTAGATCCTACAGTTGATGCTATCAATGAAGTTAGTCATTTACTTTCACCTGTACGCCGTGCAGCAGGATTAGCTTTGCGGCCATTAACTGGATTAATGCGTAGTAAAAAGCGAAATGAGCCATTACCTCGTGAACAAGAGAACCATAACCGCAAACAAATAAAGTTATTGCAGCGTATTGCCGATAATTTAGCTTCTAAGGGTGGTTTGTTAGGTTCACTAGGGAAATTACTTTCTACAGCTCTATCTGCTGGCAGTGGGCTTCTAGGCGGTGTTCTAGGCAAAGGAAAGAAAGGTGTAGGGAAATTAGGAAAGGGCTTGGGTAAACTTCTCAAGTTTGGACGTGGTCTACCCGTAATTGGTGCACTGGCTGCTGGTGCATCATTGTTAGATTGGAATGAACAAAGTACACAAGAAAAGGGCGGTACCGTTGGTAGTCTTGCAGGTGGAGTAATTGGTGGTACTGTCGGGTCTTTATTTGGTCCAGCTGGTACTTTGATTGGTGGTATGGCTGGTTCTTGGATAGGTAATAAGCTAGGTACCGCAGTTGCGCCGTATTTTAAAGAATGGACCGATTCATTAATTGCTGCAGATGTACCAAGTATTATTAATACTGCTTGGAAAGGATTTGTAAGCTATGCGTCTAATGCTTTTGATCAGGCGAAAGGTACTGCTTCAAAAGTTATAGACGGCGTTAAAGATACTGCTGGTGATGCCTTAGACTTCATTAAGGATAAATTTAACCGGTTTAATCCATTTCATGAAGGCGTTCCAACATGGGGAATCGGTCAAGGAGTTTATAAGCCGGGTTTTGGAGCAAATGCTGGTGTAGCTCAATATGGCGCTACAATTGCACAACCAGTTAATCGATCAGCTGCTAGAGATGAGGCATTAAAGTTTTTCACAAGTAAGGAAGGAGGAAATTGGACACCAGAGCAAGCTGCTGGAATAGTTGCGAATCTTGAAGCAGAAAGTGGCTTTAAACATACGGCTATTGGTGATAATGGTAAAGCTTTTGGAATTGGTCAATGGCATCCTGATAGACAAGCAAAATTTAAACAAAAGTTTGGTAAAGATATTCGTCAATCCTCATATCAAGAACAATTAGCTTTTGTGAACTGGGAATTAAATAACAATGAATCATCTGCAGGTAAAAAGTTAAGACAATCTAAATCCGCTAATCAAGCCGGTGCTATTGTCTCCCGATATTATGAACGACCTGCAGCAGTTGAAGCTGAAGCTATGAAACGTTCAGCAATGGCACAAAATATCCATGTTGATGCAGGCAAAAGATCTCTACTTACAGATAAGCAAGATAACTCTAAAACATTAAAAGATGTAGAAGCTAAAACAGTGAAGAGTGCTTCTGGCATTGAGCCAAAGCAAGGAAATATCTATAACCAAACAAGTAGAAAACTCTCAGGCGTTTTAAGCTCTCAAACTCCACATATACCAACTTCAAAAAGGGATCTTAGCTCAAGTGGTACTAGTCTAAAAAGTACTCCTATAACAAAAGTACCAGCTTTTAAACAGCCACTTAATACTCCAAATCCTCAGGAAGTCGTTGTTGTTAATGGTAATAATGGTAATATCGGTCAGAATGTAAATGATAGATTCCTAGCACATGCTTTAACTGGTGGGATAGGAATGGGAAACTTAGAAGGTTAGTTTATTAATGACTCTTAGAGCTTTAAATTTAACGGTATTAATTACTATGCTTGCATTAGCTGGTTGTAATAAAAATAATGAGCAACCAGCTGAAGGATCTAACTCAGCAATGCAAGAACCCGTTAAAGCGGAAGCAACTTACGATTTTACATCTTTAAATGAATCTGATTTTTTGAATCAAAGTATTTTAATAAATGACGACAAAACCTATAGAGGAATTAGATTTCATGATTATGATGTAGGTACAAAATTAATAGGTGCAGCGAGTATCGAATCAATTCAGAAGGTTGATAATCATACTTTGGCTTTGGCATCCTCAAGGCCATTAATAAATCAAAAAGCTGGTTTATATGGGGTACTGGCAAATAAAGCTAATTTTGATGGTAATTTAGTTGTTTTAGTTTTTGATCCAAATGTACAAGCAAGGGTTATAGAAGGCGACATAATTGCATTTAAGGGCACTGTTGCGCCGTCAGACGTTTTTACTTATACAAACCCAACAACTAACCAAATTGAAGAGTTACCAATTATATATGTTCATTTTTATCAAGCTGGCGAACTATCAATACAAGGTATTAACGATTATTTAAAAAAACAATCTTCTGAAATTCCTAAAATCATTCAAGACAAAATTCTCCAATATGAAAAGCTCAATGATTCATGCCGTGGTGGTTCGGGTGATGACCCGAAAACTATTGAAAGTTGTGAAGAAAGAGATACTTTATATGTCGATATTAAAAATGGCGGATGGTGTTGGGGCTCAGAAAACGAGAAGGCTGCAGGAAATGATTTGAATTGGCTGCCATGTACTAAAGATAGATATAAATAAATTAAGAGTGGAGCAATTAGATGTATAAATTCATGAGAATTACTTTTTTAATTATGAGCACGATTACTTGTTCAGTTACTTTTGCTGGTATAGATAAATGCTCAAATTTGCCAAATCAGTCGGCTTTAAATAATTGCTCATCAAATGTTTTGAATTCTGCAAATCAGAAAATTAATTCTGTTTATGCAAATTATATGAAAGAGCTTAACCCAACAGAGAAACTTCAATTGAAAGAAGCTCAAAGAGCTTGGATTCAATACAAAGAAAAAGATTGTCAATTTCAATCCTCACCAGTGCTAAAGGGTTCTTTATATCCTTTTGTACTTAATGCATGTTTAGTGGAAAAGACGGAATCACGAATTAAAGAATTACAAGAAATGCAAGAGTGCAGATCAGGTAACGAACCTGGATGTATATAATTTTTCATTCATAATGGCACTGCCAAATAAAATATTAAAGTTCTCATTATAAAAACATGAGAACTTTAATATACATAAATTAATATAAATAAATTATGCCTTTATGTCTTCTTCCAGAGGAAATAAAATATCCTTGCTATCAAAAGGTTGTGAATTTTTTTTATATTCTTTTTCAAAGTTGCGTAACATCTTATGTGCGGGAAGGTTTTCAACTGCCAAGTCAATTAGTTCGAGTACTTTCTTTTCATTCCCAGCTTCTCTATAACGTTCGGCTAATTGAAGAATCATTCCTGATTCAAAAATATCTGGGCATCTTATTTTATTTTTTTTATCTCGGTCACTAAAATATTGTTTTAAATATTTCTCGTGTTCTTCAATATTCCATTTAAAAGGTAGAATTAGCAAAGTTTTAACAATAAGTCCTTCTACGCTAGGATTAGCAAACTTCTTCTCATGTTTCTTAATAAATCTTTCCACTTTTTTTATTCGTTTTTCATTATCTTTGTATGTGTCTTTTAAATAGGTGTAATATAGAATGTAAAGGGCAAGAAAAGCTTTTTTATCATCCTGTTTTAATGTATCAATTTTTAACTCCAACTCATCTAAAACGCTTGTTAAGTCAGTTACACTTGCATTAGGAACATTTGTAAAACAATCTCTTAGTTGAGAAAGAAACCCTTCCAATTTCTGAACTCCCGCACCTACACTAAAGTCTGGTGCAGCAATCCAATGTTGAGGTGCTAAATGTACTTGTAAAATATTTGATCGCTCTAATGAATAATCATAGGGTTCATTTTCAACAGTCTCTTGCTTCAGAACGAATTGAATAATTACATGTCTTGCAAGTCTTGATAAACCTTGAAGGGTTAACCATCTTTTCTCTTTTATAATGCAAAATTCAGAATATTCACCTAAGGTTAATAGTTTTGGTAATTTTATTAAATTATGGACATATTTAGATCTAGCTTGATATGCATTGTTGAGAGCAGTGGGTAAATCTAATCTAGAGATAGGATTAATTGCAAAATCCGCTTCCTCTCTAAAAAAAGTGGGAGAAACATGTTCAAGTGCAAAAGCTTGGAATCTTTTTCGTAAAGAGGTATGTTCTATACTTAAAATAGCCTCTCTAACCTTTTCAGAAATATCTTCATCACATCCCTTTAAAGCTTCATCAATTATCTTCTTTTTATTCTGATCATAGTCCTCCCAAGTTGATTGGTGACCATCAAAATTTTGTGCAAGTGATTCAATAGATGCAACAAGTAGAGTGTATGCTAATTCATAGTCATCTGCGATTCTATGCATACCTGTAACATAGGTACGAATAGAGCTCATTACACCTATATAAGTTTTGCGTTCAAGGCCAATTAAGTGATTTGTAAAGTTGATAAAAAACTTTTGGCTTTCTTCAGAACAAAAAATATTTTTGTCAAAAACTGTTTTAATCATTTTATTTGGTGATCTTTGAGTAGAAACACCTTCTTGCTCACTAAGTAATCTTTCTGTTAATGAATGACTTGGCGAAGCTGTACAATTTAGAGCAAAGGAAAGAATGGCTGAAAAATCTAATATTAAAGAATTGATACCGTGAGAAATAAGAAGGCCAGGTTTACGTTCACTTTCTTCAATTAGTTCTTCTATTTCATAGATTACTGTATTTGGACTACTTGCATTCTCAGCGTAAACTATTGAGCCAGCTTTAGTTTGAATTTTTTCATCTCGAAATAATTTTAAATTTGTATAAATAATTCCCTTCAAATTATTTCTATATTCAATATCTTTAGAAAATAATTTACCTGTACATATTTGTAGCATGCATATTACTCAAATTTTTAATTTATCAAAGATATTCTTAGATCTCTAAAATATTTTCAATAATTAAATTTACTAAAGTTTATTATGGAACCTTATTGACCTCATAAATTTGATTAATCGCAAAATAATCACATTTTAATGAGGTTATTTTTCATGGGCAGTCTTAATCTTGCAGCTATAACAGCTACTACTCCATACATTAAAAAGATCCAATCGGCATTAGAAAAAGCAACAGGCCAAACGATTGTTACACCAGAATTTCGCAAAATTAAGCGCGTTGCTGGTGTTAGCGTTTTACCAGTAGCATTTTTCTTTTCAGGTGGCGCTACGCTCACACTTTATATTCGTGCTTTAGCAGATGTAGTGAAGGCCGAACTGAATGATAAAGTAATTGTTCTATCTGGCGATTTTAGTGATGACTATAAGCCAACATTTGAAAACGCCATAAGTTGTGTTGCTAAACTTATCCGTGAAGCACAATCTAAAATCCAAGAACAAAATAAGCGTGAAAAAGTAAGCTTACCGCCGCGCCGTACTTCTGTAGATCAGAAAATTAAAGAGGTCGAAGAACAAGAGCAAAAGCTTGATGAAGATTTAGCTAAACAAACAGCACACCGTGACCAGCTGAAAAAACAAATTGAACAAGCAAAGCAGCAACTTGGTATAAGTTCGGAGGCTGGTCAATCCGATCTGGGAAAGCCTGAATTTGATAGTGCGAGTCCAATCAAGTCAGTGACAGCAAATATCACACGTGGTAAAGCTGCAATGAACAAAGCCATTATGGAAAAAACCACAGTACATAGGGCTATGTATCGTAATGATCTAGGTTGGGTGGATTTTGAATATGGCAGCGATAAACAGGGCATTAAGCATATTATCAAGCGCCGTATGGAAAGTGACGGCATGACATATGATGAAGTTGTGCATATGCTTGTAGATACTATTGTGCAAACAATCGCTCAAGGTAGTACACAACGGCGTACAGAACGTGGATTATCGACAAGAATAAATATTGTTTTTAATTCGCATGAAGCGTCATTGATTAAGCGAGAAGGTAGTAATGCATGGCTGCTTACAGCTTTTGAAGTGCATTAAAAAAGCCCGGTAGTTAGAGATGGGTTGCGACATCTTCTAACCTACACTTATGACCCTATACGTTCTCGTGTCATAAGTGGAGCGGGCTTTGTATATATAATAATCCATGCTTTTTCTATTTTCAAATCTGGAACCATTCACGCTTACATATAAACAAAAGCAATACCCTTAATACAGTACTTATTAAGGGTGTTTTTTATGCAAATTCAAATTGGTATAGATATTGTCTTAATTCTTGCGTTTGTTACTTATCTTTCAGTTATAACCGGATGGAATAGCAAGAATAAAGCTGCATATATAAAACAATTCCGTCACATGCCTATAAGCCTCTTATTTAAAGAAATCAGATATATGTATTTCATAAGTATGGCGTGTGTATTGGTCACAATTATTTTGGTTAATTGGCGAATCTATAACGTTGCTTCATATTTTGATGCTCTAAGCGTTTCTTTGTGGTTATTCATTATCTATTTCACTATTTTTTCTACTTATCAGATTGGCACCGCAATACTAGTAAAGCTTTTGATGATTTTCAGTAATAGAGCAACTTCTTAATGATCACATCTAAAACAATTTTAGACATGGTTGAGTACTGGCTTAATCATCCTGTCAATGGGAAGTATGGTTCTGATTTTGGTGCACCTCTTTATGATTTGCTTATGGCACCACTCGATGCAAGGGTCGCAGACAGCTTTCTAATAAAGATGAAAAAGGACCTACCGATTTTATCTGAGCTGAACTCTGACCAATTAGCACTGTATTCACAAACTGAAGGATTTGAGACAGTTCATATTTTTCTAAGCATCATGAATGTGAATATTGATCTAAACCAAGTAGCAGACCAATTGAGTAAATCAGTAACAGGTGAGACATATGACATTAACGCAAGCTAATTTTGAAGCTCAACTACAATCAGCGATAGATGATTATGAGATTCAGGAACGTTACAAAGCTCAAGATCCGCTAGTCGTTCACCAGCTACGTTCTATGGCTAGTTTTTTGACTGCATTTGGTACTGAAATCGATATTGCTTCAATTGAACCCTTCACAAAAACACGTGACCGCTCAATCATTGCGGATGCTACTAATAAAGGCATTTTGCCAATAGGTACGCCGTGTCAGCACTTAATTGAAATCATCAACCGGTCATCAAATGCAGTGAGCTTAAGCCAAGGGCGAATGATTGAAGATCATAGTGGCGGTAGAGTTTGGCGGCTTCTTCAATCCATTACAGTCAAAGCAGGTGAAACGGCGGAAGTAATAGTAGAACAAAGTGAATACCGTGAAATTAAATATGTTGTACCAGTTACGGAAGGGTTCCATAAATATCGAATAGATCTTTTAGAGGACCTTTCACTTGCGAATATTTCTGTAAAGCAGGGCAGTAACAACTATGTTATTAAGCCTCGGTGGATGAATGTTGAACCTGGTGAATATGCTGTAACTGTCACTACAGATAATCTTAGAAGAGTATTTATTGAATTTGGTGATTCTGAGAGAGCAGGTCGTACCCTACAAGCCAATGAAACTGTGACAATCGGAATCCTTGAGACATATGGTGAAGTAGACGCTACTCGTTTAAAAGACGCTGCTTTACTTGATGTACTTAGTAATGATGAACAACGGGTATCAGTGCGTTTTAAAGCTGGAGGGCTGATAAGACAAGGTGTAGACCCATTATCTGTTTCGGAGTTACGTTTACTATCAAGTTATCCATCACTTTATGATGAAGATGCGGTATTTCTCGGTAACTTTGACTATGCTGTCCGTAAGAAGTTTATGAAACGGGCCCAGTTTATTTCTGTGTGGAATGAGACGCTTCAGGAACAACATTTTTCAATTACTTACCGCGACATTAATCATTTGAACATTGTAGTGGTCGCAAAGAACCCAGCTGAACAAGCAACCTTAGAACAAGATATCTGTCGATATATTGGTTTTTGCGATAACTTGTATGAAGGTAAAGTGAATGTACATGAAGTTATTGAAAAGCCAATTGAAGTAAAAATTAAAGGCTCATTAGCTTCTGTTCATAATACTGATATGGTTAAAACACAGATTAAAGAATTACTTGTAGAGCGATACGGGCGTGAATCATTGAGCTCAAGTCGTTGGCTGGTTAATGGCTTTAATACTCAGGAAATAGGGAAGCTGATTAATGACAATATTGTCGCATTCCAAGACCGGATGAGTGACTTTACCATTATGCTTTCAAATGAGTTGAATAAGCCTAATGAGTGGGTATATGTGACCAAAGACAGTATCACTGTTGAATTGGAACGTACTGCAGATATTTCGGGGGCAACATGGACCCTATAAGCTTTTCTCGGCCACTCGATGAACACTACGTAAGTACGGGTTTACAAACAGCTCTTTCTAAAGCATTTAAGCAAGTATTTGCTCAAAGCTTTGAGCAGTCCATACAAGATTTACTGGATTACGGTTGTCCTCATATCGGAAGTAAAACGGTTGTAGAACGGTTTTCTAAACAAAATGGACTTGTTGTATTACGGCGTAATAACACCTCTGACACGTTAATGCGAATTATCTACTCCAATTGGAGCAGCATTGGTAATAAAAGAGGATTAGCGTTTTTAGAGTTCGTTTTGCGTATGCTTTGGGGGAAAGATCATTTTCAGATTATCCGGCTTTGGCACAGCTTGGAAAAGTTAAAAGAATATCCAGCTTATTTGTCTGATTATGAAAAGCCGAATTACTTTTTAACAAGTCGAATTAGAATTGTTCTAGATAAAACTGTTGATGCAAATGAAGTGGTAGAACTGTCACCGATTTTACGGCGTTTAGTTCCAGCCAATATTGTTGTTAAAGTTCACTCGATGGCATTTGATCGAGACTTAGGCTCGACCAGCTTTGCAGCAGCTATAGCAGCGAAGCCATATGCAGTTTACAACTTCCTTTAATTGTTTTGGAACTGTTGAGTTAGCACACAAATACAAAATGATTTCATAGTCCTGTTCATTAGTTCAGGACTTTTTTATATGCAACAAGCTCAAGACAATGTTTTAGTAGGAATCGCAGAACCTATCAATGATCAAGAAGAAAACTTATTAATTGATCATTTCCTAGGATATGCCAACCGAGAATTAGAACCACAAGAGATTGATAAAGTTGTTAATGGGGATGTAGTTGAAGGCATTACAGCTTATGCCAAAGGCCATTACTATAAAATTTCAGCAAATCCTGAAAATCAAAACGCAAAAGATTTTGAAATTAGTCTTCATTTCCAGGATGGCCCAATTCCAGAACATGGGGTGAATGGGGTGACCAGTGAAGCATTGTTAAAAGTACTTATTCACCGGACTAAAACTTTGGATGAAAAATTTCCGAGTGAGTTCAACAAACAAGCCATTATTTATATGGAAAGTGCGCTAGAAGAATTTAATAAGCGTACAGCTGAGCGCCGTGCTCGTGGTGTTGAAGGCACACTTGTTAAGTAATGGGATGATGTATGCGATTAAGTATTTTTTGTCGAAAGCGTGGTTGTTCTCAATTAATTGACTTATCTCAAATGGATTGTTTGCAAGTCTCCCAAAGTGAACATAGAGGCGGCATGGTTAGTGAAAGCTTTTATGATGTTTTTATCTCTCTTAAAAGTGGATACATCTTTGATGCAACGATTGAAGATAAACAGCATGACAAGCTATTGGAATTGATTGAGTTTGATCAAAAGATTTGATTTGGAACTGATTAAATTTCAACTGTAGAACAACTGAAACAATAGCCTCAATCACAGCATTGGGGCTTTTTTATGGCTAGCAAAAATAGAAAGACAAAAGTTCTATCTTACAACTTACATGACCGATGCCGTAAATATACCGGTGTTGATCGAAGTAATGTCGATGTTGATGCAATGGTCAACTTGATCAACAGTAACCATGTTCAAGAAATGGTTGCCACTAATTCATTACAAGGTTTTTACGGTCATCAAATTCGACAGCGTTACGGTATGGTACCGCCTGAAACTGTTCCTATTAAAGGTAAATTGGTATATCTAGCGCCAGCGCTGAAAACAATCCATTTACGTGCTTCTCAAGATGGGACTGTAGAGCATCAAGAAGAATTTTTTGACAATGAACCTGGTGAGCTTGCATTAAGACAATATGCTGCACAAGCTGGTGGATTCAGTACTGCAGTTAACTACAAGAGAATTGGTGTACGTCTTATTCCTACTGGTTTTTTTGGTTTTGACTATGTATCTCAGCCTAACTATGCAAGTAATGTTGGTGATGGTCAGTTATTTGATGGTTTATTTGTTCCTGAAGAGCCAGAAGGTGTTGTTTCTTGCTTTGATAGTGCAACAGATATTTCACAGTTATCACAGCCTGAAATTATTATTGCCCAATTACTTGAAGATCAAATCTTACAGACCTACGACAATATCAATAGCCAGCTTCATCTTTTAAATGAATTAGGAAATGCTCAAGGATTAGTAGGTGAACTATCAGAAAAGGTTGATAAACAGAAACGCCTACAACAGCTTAGAGAAGAACGCAAAAGAGAACTCTATACGGGTTTGGTAAATCCTGTGAAGTGCTTTGATTCAGTTCAACAACATGCTGAACAAATTCTGCAATCCATGGGTCAGCCAAGTGTAAAAGAAAAAGCTAAAAAGCCGAAAAAGTCTTTTGGCAATATATTTAGTGTATGGGGATAAAAATGAATTACCCCAACGATTCGCTTAAATGCATCCAAAACGCTTGGTATAAGCAGCTTGTCAATTTTCGTGCTTCGTATATGCCAGAGACACAATTAACGGCTGACTGGAAGTTGAGGGCTATTGGCGAAGCTATAAAAGCATGTCCGTCACGGATGATGGACGATTCAGAAGCAATGCTATCTGAATACAGAAAAAGCCAAAAGCATGATGAAGTGTCGAAAGTACTTTTACCCGTAATGCTCACTGCAACAGCGCTAACAGATCAACCCCCCGATGTTAATCAATTACTGCCAGTACCAGATTTTGTTGAAACGGTCATTGATGAGAAGCGGGTAAAAGTACGTCTGGTGCCAACAACTTTACGTGCTCAAATCGCATTCTTTGCCACCAATCCCAACGATCTACGTTCAGTCATTGGGCAATTTTGCGCGTACATGTCTAGCAATGATAACCGTCGTTTTAATGTGCCATTTCAGCAATGGAATGATCATGTTGTTAATTCAACATTCACTGTTTTTGAAAATGAACTTTTTCCTTCACCAGTACCTAGCGAAGCAGTCAATCTTTCTATCTCAACTGTAGATATTCAGCTTGTGGGTTATATACCTAACGTCATCGGTTTTGGTGGACCATTCGACCAAAACACAGGTAATGGCTATGAACCTGACGGCTCAGCAACGGAACAGCCCGCAATCAACGACAAAGTTGTAGTGCAAGCTGATCAGTACACATCACTCGATCACCAGCGTGTGAAGGGTGATAAAGAAACAGGTGAAATTACAGTTGAGCGTATAGATGACTGACTTAATCGATAAGGCACAAGAAAGTGCTGATTATTTATTGCAGCAAGAAATTGCAAATCGATGCCGTTTTGACGGCGAATCTGAAAAAGAATGTATTGAATGTGGTGAAGAGATACCAGAGCGCCGCCGTGCACTTGGTGGGGTTAAATTCTGCATTGAATGTCAAACCAAGATAGAACGTAAACGGCGCTAAGGATACATGTAATGTCTGGAATTATTCGTATAGACAGCCGTGTTGCTGGGTTTTCGGATCAACCAATTCGTCTCATTGGTGCCGCATTTGCGGATACTGGTGAACTAGTTATTCAAAAAACAGCTGTTTATTCAAATTTGCCCGTACCAAGCGATTTAAGAGATCAAACAGTTGTAGTAACTGACTCACCGGACCAAGTACAGAATTGGCAATTAAGTTTCAATGCTAAAGAGCACTTAGAAGAGGTGATTTCAATTTACCAAGCTCGTTACAGAGCAAAGTTAATTGAAATTGAGCCGAAGCTAAACCAGTACAACCCTAAGAACGTACTTGAAATCCGTAAGGTCGATAAAAACGGCCTTCAGCAGGAATTTGATAGCAGCAGCTTAAACAACGGCCACATTGCAATCCTGTTAGCAGTTTGGGCTAGTACAAAAATTGCTAAAGGCTTTTCAATTACTGAAGGGAATCAGTTTGAAGAAGATGCTGTAGATCCAACAATGCTTCCTTTTTCAATTTTTTAATTAATGGTGTTTTTACGGTATGGCATTGGCACCATTAAAAGAGATTCCTGAATGGTGGGAACTTTGTGAACGTTATCGATACGACATCTATGCTTTCGCCGTAGAAGCATTAGGTGTCGAACCCACATGGCAACAAGAATTACTTTTTGAATCTATTGCATTCGATGGTAGCCGTACTTCCGTTGCGTCAGGTCATGGTTGCTTTGGAAAAGGGACTTTAATCAAATTAGCCAATGGGGATTTCATCCCAGTTGAGCGTATTAATTTAAATCATAAGATTCTCGCTGCAGATGGTAAGACAGAACTAGATGTAATTAAAACAGTAACCGGTTATCAGGAAATGTACCGGTTTGAGTATGAGAACGGTAAATCTCATACATTCAATAAATCACATATCCTTTGCTTAATCTCTTTATACGATGGTAATGGTTGGTCGAAGGGCGACAAGATTGAATTGCTTGTTTCTCAATACATGAATCTAAAGCCTGAAAATAGGGAACAATTTGCATCATATAGGCTTATAGCTGGGGAACATAAGCCTTTAAAAATTAAATCAGTTACCGAGCTAGGTGAAGGCAAATACTACGGATTTGTTCTCGATCCAGATCCATTTTTCTTAGGTGAAGATAACTTAGTACTACATAACACTGGTAAAACGGCCAGTGCCGGTATTGTTGCCTTATGGCATCTCTTGTTTTTTGATGAATCCATCATGATGTTTACTGCTCCGCAGATTGGGCAGTTAAAGAAACAAGTGTGGAAAGAAATCAGTATCAATCTAGCACGATTGAAGCAAGGGCCTTTGGCTTGGCTTGCTGATTATGTTGGGTACCAATCTGAACTTGTATACATCAAAGGCTACAAAGAAAAATGGTATGTCTTTGCGAAGACAGCACCAAAACATCAACCTACAAACTTAGCGGGTAACCACGGCGATAACTACATGGTCTGGGTCGATGAGGCCAGTGGTGTAGATGATGCCGTACTTGATGTAGCATTTGGTGCATTAACGCACGAAGACAACCGTGCAGTAATGACCTCTCAGCCTACCCGTAACGCGGGGATGTTCTATGAAACTCATCACAAGTTAAGTCATCGAGCAGGTGGGGTATGGATTGCTCTCACATTTAATGGTGAAGAGTCACCACTAGTTAGTAAGCAGTCCTTAGAAGAACAACGGCAAAAATACGGAAGCAGGGAAGATGCCCAGTATAAGATTCGTGTTCTAGGTGAATTCCCAGACTTATCAGACGAGTTCTTAATTACCAAGCGTCAAACTGAAGAAATGTATGTTGGCGCCAGTATTTTTGATGACCATCAATTCGGTTATGTCATTACGGTTGACGTTGGTGGTGGTGTCGGCCGTGACGATTCAGTAATTGTTGTTTCTAAAGTTTGGGGTGAATCTCAATGGGGAGAGCGCGCACGCCGTGTAGAAGTTGTAGACATTCCATTATGCAAAAACAGAGATGATATCTTAGAACTATTTGCAAAGATTAATGAGCTACTTTTACAGTACCCAAATGCTAACTTAGTTGTAGATGATAACGGGGCGGGTAAAGGTTTAGGCCAATACCTTAAAAAGCAAGGTATTTTCTACGTTCCTGTTTATTGGGGCTCACAATGTTTTAGTAATGACAATAGAAAAGAGTTTACAAATAAACGGTCATTAGCTTATGTGGGCTTAGCTCGAGCAATCGCAAGTGGCCGTTTTAAAATAAAAACGAAGAAACATAATGTGAAAATTAAAGATCAGTTAATCCACGTTCCATACCGTTTTGATGACTTTGCTCGTTATAAAATCTTAAGCAAAGACGAAATGAAACGGATGGGAATTAAATCACCGGATATTGGTGATGCTTTTGCCTTCTTATTCTTAGAAAACGTTCACTACACTGAAGCTTACGAAACTGTAAATGTCACTGACGATACACCAGAAGGCCGTGAACAAGCTGAACGTAAGTCAAGATTCAGTGCTTTAAGAGAAGCTGCCGAAAAAGAAAATGATTAGTTTTGTGGAACTGCCCCCCACCGAACCTTTTTGCCGTAACTACCATAGATCAATAAATCATATGGGTGGGTTATGGCTATTAATTTCTTTTTAACTGACGCAGGTCGGAATGCTTTAAATAAAGTAGGCGATGTTGCTAGCTTTGGTGGGGAGCTTACTCATCTTGCTGTTGGTACCGGCAAATTTGATGCATCAGTTGAAGCGAAAAACCTAACTTCTCTTAAAAATGAATTAGCTAGATTTTCTCTTAACGGCGGTGGTGTAGATACAGAAACGGGTACTTTGCGTTTTGTAATGAGTATTGAGCCCACTTTAACAATGGAAGTGTTTGAGATGGGTATTTACCTATCAGATGGCACTTTACTTGCGGTGGCCTCGACTACAGCTGCTCAATCAATCATGTCTTTACATGCAAACGTAGTAGCCATTGTTACATTTGGATTTGTTTTAACTGACGTTAATTTAAAAAACGTAACTATCAAGATTGATCCAAACACACCAATTGCTGTGATGTTGATGAATCAGCATAGTGCAGATGAAGACCCACACCCACAATACGGCGCGTTAATTCGTAAGCTCATGACTGAACATAATCAGCATGAGGATCCGCACCCCCAATATGCATTTGAAAAAGATGTAAAAGCCAAAGACGATGATTTACAACAACAGATTGATGATCTAGATCTTAGTTCCAAAAATTTGTTACAGCAGTTAATCGATTTCAAGAAAAACTTAGATGCTCAATATCCAAAATTAATTGGAGCAGGTGTAAATATTGGTAGCTCAGCCACAGTTGAACTAGGTGGCAAAGTTACTGATTTACGTGATTCAAAGTATGCAATCTATTTAACACCAGAAAGCCCACATGAAGCATGGAAGCTTACCCGTGCTGAAAAGGGTTTTTCATATGAAGTTTGGGACCGCTCAGGTCAAAACCGGATAGGGTATTCAGGTACTGTGAATTGGTCCGTTGTTCAGGTAGCTGCAGAAACACTAAACGATGGAAACGGCGATTACACAGTCCCAGGTGTTTATATCATTCCAATTCAACCGAAAGAACAAAAAGAATTCATTTTGGTTGGTGCTGGTGGTGCTGGTGGTGGCAGTGTCTGGGAGTTAGGAGCATTGGCACATGGGACCAGTGGAACAGATACACGCTTACGTTTAAATGAACTTGATTTAGCGGTTGTTGGCGGCGGTAAAGGCGGTACCAGTGGTCAGTGGTCGAATGGTAGTGCTTTCTCAAATGGTGCTGGTGGTTTAGCAGGTGTAATCACTGTGACATCAAACATAACCGAAATTTCACGCAAGCTTGGTAACGCTGGTACAGCTGCAAACCAAACAAACCACAAAGGCGGCGCATCAGTAAGTCCAGTATCAAACTGGGGTGCTGGTGGTGATGGTGCTAATGGTGTAGGTGATGATGGCTGGGCACTTGGTGGTGGTGGTGCAAGTGGTGGTTTACTCATTTGCCGATATGTGAATTCAACCGAAAAAACTCAGTATATGACTTTAGTTGTTGGTGAACCTGGTGTTGCAACCGAAAGTAATGGTAACACTGGTAAAGCAGGTACTGGTGGCTTTGCTCGTGTAAGTACTGTTAAAGCTTAAATAGGTAAAACAGTATGAGAAATGATTATCGAAATGCTATTAGAGACTTAATTCACCGGAATCTTCAACAAAATAATATTCAGAATCTGATTGTTTGGGAAATCAAAGACGATGAATCTCAAGATCCATCACTGTTGAGTTTGAAATTATATGGTTCAAGAAACCATATTGATGCAGTACTTGTGGCGTGTGGTGTGAACGGCGTTTGGGAAAAGTTACCTCTTAATAAGGTGGCTTTTCCAAGGCTTGTTGATCTTTTAAGACTTCAAAAAGAATACTTGCAGGATAATTAAAATGTCAGCATTCAAGCCAGATGATTTACGCCGTGCCCAGCTGCAATTAAACCAGTCTTTGCAAAATGGTGGAGTTCGTAGAGATCAACAGAGCCGCCAGCGTGCAGATAGAGAACAGCGGGCATTTGCAGAAAAAGAAATTGAATATGATGATTGGGGACGAAAGATCCCTAAACCTATGTTCTTGCGACCACAAGATATTGCCCAAGGGGAAAAATATGATGTCGAAAGGGTACTTTTTACAACATTAGGTCAGCGAAATGGAGAAGTACCACGGCGTATTACCCGTGATGATATCTTGGCATTTCAGGAAAACATTCAACTATTAAAAGATCAGTATAGTAAGGGTATTACCCCTCAAAACATCATTAATTTAAGCCGACAAGACGATATTGATCGGGCAAATGAGCAAATCTATTTGGCGGTTCCAGTAAGCAGAAAAGCTGGTTTAGTTCACTTGCTTACTAATGCCGGACCAAATAGTAAAGTTTTAAATCATCACGTTGAGATTGAGTTTTCTAACTTTAAATCTGTTGTTTTTGATATCGATAAACAGGCATTAAACACCGTCAAAAACCGCTTGGCTAAAGGCAAAATCAAATTTCAGTGTGATTGCGAACGTCATACGTTCTGGTACCGCTATATGGCAACTATTGGCGGTTACAATTTAGGACGTGATGAGGGCGGCTTTCCAAAGATACGTAACCCGCATTTATCCGGTGTGGCATGTAAGCATGTATTGCGCGTTGTTAAGTGGATTAGTTCACCATCTGGGATTGCCTACCTTAAAAAGGAAGTAGAGAAAGACCGTAAAAAACAAGTAGGTGCACGGTATAAACAAACAGATAAGCAAATACAGAATTCAATTAACGAGCAAGTAAAGGATTTGATGAATGGTTCTGTTAAGCCAATCAAAGCCAATATCCAAAAAGCAGAAAAAGAAATGATGCGTAGAGCTGATAAAGTTGCCAAAAAGCTCTTAGAACGCGAATTAAAAACCCTCAAACGTTTTGAAGTGGAAACTGTTAGAGCGAGTCAAATTGAAAGAATTCAAGCCTTACATAAATCAGGCGCAATCGACAATGACATGTTAAATGTCTTTATGAAGGGTTTAAGTCGAAATGCTAAATAGATCAGTAAATCAAGTTGCAAATGGACGCCGTTTAGCAGCTAGACGTGTTGTGATGAATGCTCTAGCAAGTATTCCCGCGCAAATTTGGCGAAAAGAAGTAATTTTCAATAATCCGGCTGAAGATTCAAAACCTTTAGATCCTCTTTCTTTTGAAGCGAACACTTTATCGATTCAAGACGAACCCAACTACAAGTATGAATATAAGGGCGCTGCTTATGTTCATTTCGATAAATTTAATGGTGGTTATATTCAAAAGAACTTCTCAATGAATAACCCATCTGACTTGGTGCTAACTGCTCAAGTAGAGCCATTCAATGAAGAATTGGATGATGTTTTGGAAAGGATAATCAACATCCCTGACTTGATTCTTAAAGAAGGTGATCTTTTAGGTTTAATGATTTATGAAAATCTAATGTTGTGGTTTGAGATTGTAAATATTACTGGTTTTAGCCTCATGGCAGATTTTGGCAGTAAGTATGTTTTAAACCGTAGAGATGATTTGTTTATTTCACCTATAGGTGATGGAGAAACTAAATGAGCTATTTAATTTTCAATGAAAATGGTAAAAAGACAGGCGACATTGAAATGGCTGAACAATGTACTTCTGCAATATTCAATTACCAGGTAATCGGGAACGGGGCAGAAGTTGAGTTTTTCGGAAGCAATATTCCATATGCAGATCCGCAAAACGATTCTCACTGGGTGTCTATTCTTACATTAACAGCTGCTGCGCCCGATACTGAACCGTTTAGACAGCATTGCTGGGATAAGCTCCGTTATAAAGTGAAAGCAGGTGATAATGTGGAGATTTATGTTTCAAGTGGTGTAAGCGGATAGCTATATAAATAAAGGACTGAGATGGTCCATTAGCTACATTTTCTTTGTCCTCAGTTTTGGGGACTTTTTTATGTTTGGAACCGACCATCTTTAGTAAAAATACGCCATGTCAGACTTTCTGCATCTTACATAGAAAGCCAAAGGCTGGTTTAAAATGACTGTGTTAACAGAAGAAATTCGTAAAAAGTATGATGCTCAACAACTAGCTACTGTTCAGTGCCGAAATTACTATTTCAAAAGTCCTGAAGAGCTTGAAAATGGGTTTGACAGTGCTCAAACAGCGGCAGAAGAGTATCCAGAAGTATTAAAAGCAATTTTTGATTCAATTGGCATCGAATATGCGCCAGAAGTTGATAAAGCTGTGATGTTTGGGGTATCACAATATCAATCACGTCATGGCGGTGAATTACCGCATCCTTCAATCATTGCAGCTGCATTAACTGCTGGTTTAAGTGGTGCGAAACAAGCAGCTGCTTTGCCTGCCGAAACCCTTAGCTATTACGATAGTATTAATGAATCTGGTTTTGATGATGTAAATCACCAGCATCATGAATCTGTAAGCATCGTTCCAGCAATTACAGTTGCTACTATCGCCAACGTTATCGCTTATGCAACACCTATCGTTGCTATGATTCCCAACTCAAATGGCTCAAATGAAGTACCGATTGTATCTATTCGCTTTATCACCAACCGTGATTTTGGTGCAATGAAGAAATCAGAATACTTAGATGGTGCAAATGCTTCTAAGCCTTATGTTGAAGGACGATTCCGTTTTGCATTGTCTAATGGTGGCGCAGGTACAACTTATACTGTGACTGCACGAACTGGTTATGAAGACTTCAAGGCTAAAACACCTGACGCCAAAGCGAGTTTATTGCCATTTATTGCGGGTAATGTATCTATCAAGATCAATGGTAAAGAAGTTGCGCATACTCGAAATCGCAGTAAATCAAAATTTTCAGGCAAGATTTCTGCTATTGCTGAGAAAGACGTAGTAGTAAACGGCGTTGAATATCGTGTTGTTGGTAGCGAAATTGATATTTCAGCTAGCAAAATTAGCGTGACCTTAAATGAAGCATTACCAGCTGGTGCGAAAATTGAAGTTCATCTTGTGGCGGATTTTGATGCGCGTGATGGTAATGATAACTATCTATTAACCCCAGTTGGTGTTGATTTCGAACCTGAATATGAAACATTGATTGCGTCGCCTATCATGGCACGGGTAACAGCTTCAACACTATTACAATCTCAGCTAACTAACGAACTTAAGCTTGGTTTTCTGGGGCAGGCTTTAGCAATTGTTCAAGGTAAAATCTTCTTAGAACAAACTGTACGTTTATTAGGTGAAGCAAAAGATTTAGCTGAATACTCCGCTCGTGAAGTTACTTTTGATGCTTCTCGTGGTGTGACTGGAAAATTAGCAGCTGCATTTAATACTTCAGGTGACTTGTTTGCGGAAGTAAATAAATTTATTGCAGCGGCCAAATTGGATATTAACCAACGTACTGGTGGCTCTACCGTAGCATTTGACTTATATGTTGGCGATACTGGGTCAGTATTCTTTAATCAACTGTCAAGCGACAAGATGCCAGTTAAAACCGGATACACTGCTGGTTATGGTCAAATTGTCCGTATTGGTACTCTTGCAGATGGTACTAACGTTTACCACGCACCGTCAGCACAAGAGCTTGTAGCTGAAGCAGATACAGCGTTTGATATGCTTTTAGTTGGTCGTGGTAATGAGCCAATTCGTGCGCCGTTCGTTGGCTTTATTCAAACGCCTCTTTCAGTTATTGAAACTCGACCAGATGCGCGTGAATCAGTACTTACTTTAATCGGTGCTCAAGCAGCCGAAATGAACCCGTTAGAACGTTATGCTGATCAAAGCTATGTCATCCACTGTATCAATATGCCCTCCCTCAAAAATTCGTAAGTAAAACAGATAAGGGCGCATTTCGATGCGCCTTTTTACCCTATTTATTGAAAGGAAAATCTCATGGCTGCAGCAACACAAAACACTGACGAAACTTTAGCTTCAACTGACGAACAAGCGACTACTAAACCAAAAAACACACGTAATAAAACCAATAAAACTACAGAAACACAGAATACCCAAGCTGGTGATGAAAAAGCTTCAGACCAAGGTGATTTGTTAAATAGCCAAGGTCCTGAAGACGGCGCATCTCAAGATGAAGGTAATAAACCTACTGATTTGAAAAATGGCGATTCAGATAATGAAGAGTCCAATACTCAAGAAAATGGAAATCCAACTGAAACATCGAATGATTCTGTCAAACCTTCAAATGATCTAGATTCAAATGGAGGTAAGTCTGGTGATGATGTGGGGAAGGAATCGGATCATGTCCTTAAAGAAACTGATACTTCTAAAGTTAATACTCCCATTACGGATTTGTTAACAGTATCAGGTGGGAGTAGCGTGGATCCGCTAGTCATTAAAGTTACTAATAACGGATTTTCAACAGTTTTAGAACCGTTATCACGTGTTGCTATTGAGGCAGGTAAAACAGCAAATATTACGTGTCATAACCAAACATTTAAACATCAAGTACTGGAAAACTTACGTCAGTTAAAGGGGCTTGGTAAGAATCTAACTGTTGAGTAGCAAGATGACTATTTTCATTATTGATGGCACGAACCCAATTATGGATGCTGTAGGTGATCAACCAACTGAACGAAGTATTACACTTCAAAATAACGGTTTAAGTGACATTACCGAACCATTTACAAAAGTTTTGGTACAAGCTGGTCAAAAGATCACATTCACTTTGATCGGTGACGAAGCTCATAAACAATTGCTAGATAACCTAGATCAAATTAATGGCTTGAAAGGTAATGTACTTCAAATTGTACCTACTGAGACCGAAGAGCCTACAGAACCTGCTAGCGGATTATAAAATTTAGGAAATGAAAAACCACTTTCGAGTGGTTTTTTTACATTGGAACTAGCCAGAAAATCAAAAAAGCCAACGGCTCAAAATACTTAAAACAAATAGCCTTGGGCGTGTAATGTAATGAATATACTTGCTCTATCAAGTACAGGTGAGCTATCCCTTGTAGCAGGGGCCAGCCCATCACTAAAACTGGAATTTGATACTCACAGTTATCTTGCAAATACAGAAATCAATGTGGCCTTTTTTGCGAAAGTAACTAGCCCACGCGGTCCTGCAGATATTTCTATGCGTTTGGAAATACGTGATGCGGTAACAGGTGATCAAATTGTTACTGTTCAGGGATTAGTAGATGGAGACATTGAAAATTCTGCTTCTATTGTCGCTGTAGCTGATGCGAAAGAATATTTTGAGCGTTTTGATTTATCGTTAGGTATTGATGCGTTACAAGCAATCCTCAAATCAAATGCTTATAACGAATCAAATAGCTTAGGTCGTGCTTCAAAAACATTGGCATTGGAAGATGAATCGTTACCATCATTTAATCCAGATGAACTATATAAGATTCTGACGAGTCAATTAAGTACACCAGCATATCTGACTTTACCAAATCCTCATGATTTACCAATTTATGTTGCGGCACAACGTGCAGCTACAAAGCTACGTATTCCTTTGGATGTTGAAATCAATCCAACTTTTACAGCTGAGCAAGCAGCTCAATTTGCGACAAGCGTAGATGCGCAATCACAGTTTGTTCAATTCATTTGGAGCCCGAATCTTTGCCGCCCAAGTGATGCTGTCACGCTAAGAGGTCGTAAGGTACCAGCTTATTATTTGGGCCATTACATCGGCGATAAATTATTACGTAATGCAAAGTTAAATAAACAAGGATTTGCGCCGTTAAAAAATGCAGTAGCTTGGAAAGATTATCCATTTACAGCAAAAAATTTAAGCCAGATGCCGAATATTGATCTTGAAGACGAACAGACTCAAGAAATGTTGGCTAAGGCTAAAGTAAATGTAGTTCGCCCAGTTAAGTTTGAAACTACATTATTTGTATTAAGTGATGTGCTTACGCAATACCAAAGCAAAAATAGTGCTTTGCGTTTAGTTCCCGCCGCGGAGATTTCGGCTCGGGTTACGAATAAATGTATCGAGATCCTGCGGACTTATATGTTCCAAGCTACACCGGACTATATCAAAAAAGCTGGTGATGACATTCAAGAGTTTTTAGAGGGCGCTTCTAGTGAGACAACCGGTTGGTTACAACCGGCTGAAGATCTAGGGGGTAAACCTTTTGAGTTCAGTTTAATACCTGACAAAGACTATCCATATGAGCGTGTACGACTCTATTTAGCCCATGGAGTTGTTGGTACAACTCGTGCCGCAATTTTTGATGACGACGTTTTAGTTAAATAATTTTAAGGATCTATCAAGATGAATCCATTTGGCCCAACTACAGAAAAACCTTTAGCTTTACGTGCTTTTGATTCAGCAGCGGAGAATATTTCTACCGTTGTAAGTAAGGTTTCAAGTACTGATCGAGAACAGCAATCTGTGATTGAACAAGTACGACAAATTGCTCTGAACATTCTATCTGATACGGTAGATATAATCAGTGAAGGTAAGCTTGAAGAAGGTGAACTGGGCGTTGATCATTTAGACGCATTAATTGTCGATGCATTAGATGGTGCAGATGATGAAGACGGTATCTATGAAAACGCTTTGATGGCGTCTCTTTCCGATGCTTTCTTAACATTTGGCGTTGACGCTTCTGATATTGAAGAGATCTTTAGTGATGATACAGAAGTTGCTGATGCGGCGTTAGAAGCAGCAGCCAATACAGTTCTTGCTAATATGCCAGACGAAGGCCCTGAACTTGAAGAACTGGTTCGTGAGTTTATTTTCGGTGAAGCAGATGAAACTGAAGAAGGTTTCGATTCAATGGCTAAAAAAATTAAAGCTCGAAATGGAGCATTTAGCCAACGGAAAGTAAATGGGCGAAAAATTCACTACCGTGGTGTGCTGGCTATTCGTCAAGGTGTCAAAACCGTTGTGAATAAACGATTACCTGGTCAAAAGGTCCGTTTAACTTCAGCACAAAAAGCTGGAATGAAAAAAGCTCGACTTCATGCTTTTACTGCAAATGCAATCAACAAGCGTTTACGTTCATTCAAAAAAGGTAAACGCTTAGGTATTTACTAATTACTCATAGGTAAGGTCATTTTTGGCTTTACCTATAAACCATTAAGGAAATACTCATGAATACAACCCAAATCATAGGTGAAGCGCCTGGTATTCAATATCAGAAAAAAACTGATAAAACAGAAACAAAGACCAATCAATCATTAACTGACACAATTATTATTGGTCGTTTTATGCGTGGGCGTTTTGATGCACCTATGACGATCCATAAAGGAAATATTCGCGGTGAACTCGGTTATGAACCAAATAGCCCTGATTATCGTTGTGTCCAAGATGTGCTAGATCGGGGGGTACCTTCAGTACAGGTTCTGCGAGTACCACCAAATATTGGATAAAAAGCAGATTTAAAAAGCTACCTTTTAGGGTGGCTTTTTTTATGGAACCAATCAAATTTTAAGTGGATATAACCTTTTAATCTTGGGGCATATTAAAGCTATTGAGCATCAGAAATATGCAACAATCTAATCCGATTTTACTAAATCAGCTTAAACAAGATTACATTGCTCTACAGCAACTTGGTTCACCCTTATTATCGTGTCAGGGTATGTTTGTTCCTCGTGGCATGGAAGACCTTCGCTTCTTATTTAAAAGTTGCCCACGGCCTATTGTAAGTAATGAAGATCCTGCAGAAGTTCAATATGCGGGTGGTTTTACTGGAATTGTTGCTGGGCCGCCAAAAACCCATTACACAGGCAATCTTCAAATCCTAGTAACTGAAGCAGGACATGATCAACTTCTGGCTGAATATGTCGTAGCTAGTGGGGGAATCATCCATGGTGATTACTATGATGGCCGTTTAGGTAGTTTTACCCGTTCTTATGCACTTGAAAACTGCGCTATACGCTTTGAGTCAGCTGAATATGATTCTGATAGCCGATCTCAAGTTATGACTGTCTCTTGCCCAATTGACTATAACTACTTTGGTAGCTTTGCCAATATTGGTACCAACGGTAGTGTTCAACCAGGTAAAAAACAAATTGATGGTACAGCTGATCTTGTTAATCGAGTTCAGCAAGTGATCAATACTGCTCAACAGGCAACTAATCTTGCAAATGCAGTGCAAGGCGTTGGTCGTCAACTGGGCAATCTATTTGGGTGATGGCAATGAAGTTATTACCTGAATCAGAAGGGTATGCTGTAGTTGCTGGTTCTATCCAGCAACTATCAGAAGAGCTCTATAAAGAATATCAATTATCGGGCTATTCAATTTTGCTTGATGATATCGTAAGAGCATTTTTAGAAGAGGCTAAATACTATGCAGGTTGGACGGTATTAGATTGTCAGACTAAAGCTTCTACAAGTATTGAACTGAATGAAACTATTGAACTTAGCGGCGATGAGTACGTAATCATTCAACCTGTAGTAAAAGCTCATTGTGATCTTTTGCAAGCGAGATTGGTTGAGTCGACTCGTGGGCTCGGTGTCGAAAGTTATGGATTATCTGTCTCGGAAGCTCAACAGATCTATAATGAAAAGAAAGACGCTTTACCAAAGCTTGCATTTTGTATGGCCCCTATAAGTTTTAACATGGGGAACCGTTAATGCAAATCACCATTGTTTCTGAGGGTAAAATTATTCCAGCTTCTGAGCTCATTAGCGCAACTTTAAGAACTGATCTTGTACCTATTCCAGCATCCATTGAGTTTACAGTTCAATCAACCACTGAATTAGACTCCCTTTTAAAAGAAGGGGAACAACTTACTGTAAATGACATTTCTCATCCTTTTGAACTTATCAAAGTTACCCCTTTAAAAACTCAAACTATTAAACAAGATCGCCGTGTTGGTGGCATCTCTTGTATTGGTATTTTGGCTGGTTGTAAAAGACTTATCGAATACTCAAAGCAAGCAATTATTAGTAATGAAACTTCTTTTAATTCTGTAATTCGAGCTTGTGGGGCAACTATTAGTCTAGGCAATGATCTGCCTTTGCCTAAATTTGTTTGTTTAAAGGGGAGTATGCCTACACAGCGCTTGGCTCATTATCTTCAGCAAGAAGCGGCAGTAATTTGCTTTCAAAATAATAAATTGTCTGCTCAAAAAATTGATTCCTTCTTCAAAAAGGAACCTATCACAAAACTAGATCCAAGCAGTGTTGTTTGGATATCGAGTAAGCCTTTGGAACTGATGCAAAAATCATCTTTCGTCACAGTTGAGAATAACGGTTCAACGGTTGTTGGTGATGACTCAATAACCCCAGGCCACACTGTGACTCAAAGAGCTGGTTTAGATGCCCGACAAGTTAAAAACTTGGAAAAAGTTTTGATCTTGCGGGGGACAATAATTAGACCGCTAAATTTGAACTGGAATGCAGGCGATATATTTGAAATAGATAGTAAGAAGTATGTCGTTTTAACAGCTGCACATCATATAGATACAGGCGCAATCGGGGGATCAATGGGGACTTCATCAAAGTTCTGGATTGCTAATTTGTAGGTCGAATATATGAATGGTTTTAAACGTGCAAAGATTTTAAGTTACAACGCAAAAGGTCGTACTGCACAAGTACACATTCATGGTTTAACTGATGGCGCGAGTGAAGGCATTGCAGCAACTTTTGCCTATCCAGTCGGTGATAGTGATTTAGATACAGAAATTCAAATTGTGGATGGGGAAGACGTCTATGTGTTCTTTGAAAATGGTAATGAAGAACGTCCAGTAATCCATAGTTATGTCAGTCACGGAGACGGCGCGATTGTAGGGGTGCGCCGTATTCGACAAGACAATATTGAATTTATCTCTAAAGAAAATTTAAAAGTAGATTCTGGCACAACCGTTTCAATCAAAACGCCGTTAATGAATGTACAAGCTAATACTCAACAAACTGGTAATAGCACATTAACGGGAAATAGCACTGTAGTGGGTAACACTTCAGTTGCGGGCAATAGTGCTGTAGCGGGTAGTATGGCCGTTGGTACAACGCTTACGGTTGCAGGTGTGCCAATTGACCCTAAAGCTATTGAGGGTGCATTTAAAGACGCACTTGATAAATTAGAAAGTTTAAAGGAAGAGTTAAAAGAACAAGGCGAAAAAATTGATGAAAATAAAGATCAAGTAAGCCAAGAGATTGATGAAAAAATAAAGGAAGTAGAAGAATTAATAGAAAATATTAAAGATTCTGATGCCTATAAGTTGCTTGAAGAAGGTATTAATCACATCGATGAAGAAGTGCAAAAAATACATGATCAAGTAAAAGAAGTTGGTCAAATAGCGCAAAGTAAGGTTGATGAAGTAAGAGCTTATATTGATCAAGAAATTATTGATACTAAACAGATTGTTGAGCAGCATGTAAGTGATGCTAATATTCGTTTAGATGAAGCTAATCAACGTATTGATCAGTCTATTCAAGCGAATGAAGCGCTGGTTGCAGATGCTCAGCAACGTGCAATTCGTGCTGAAAAAGAACTCGATGACAAAATCGGATTTATTAAAAGAGAAACAGATTCAATCATTGCTGATGTAAGAAGTGATTCAAATGAAATTCGGTTAGTTGCAGAAAACGCAAAAAAAATTGCGGATCAAGAAGTTCTGGACCGTAAAAAACAAGCAGCTGACACACTAAATGTTATTGATCAAACTAAGGCCGCCTTAAAACAAGACATTGATCAAAACTTAGTTAAAGCTGGTCAAATGATTGATGACGCTAAATTAGCATTAGGTGAAGAAACTAATACACTCATTAATCAAAAAATTGAACCGGTTGTAACCCAAACTGAAGCTGCAGTTAAAAAAGTAGATCAAATTGCAGCTCAGTATATTGATCTTGATAAGAAAGTTGATTCTGGTTTTCTAGCTGAAGCTGAAGCACGTGCAAATGATAAAGAGGCTTTAACTCAAAGTTTTGAGCTTAAGTTTGCTGAAATGCAAAACGAATTCGGTAAGTCAAACGCTCTAATTTCAGAAGAAATAAAAACTCTAGCAGCTCAAGATAAAGCGTTTACTGAGCAAATTAGCACCGCACAATCACAAATTGGTGACAACAAAACTGCTATTAACAAAGTCGAACGTACTGTAAGTGATTTGAATCAATCTATTGCTGAGAAAACCTCACAAATTGAATCTACTCTTAAAAACTCACAAGAACAAATAGAAGGTAATGCCGCAAACATCGAAAAAGTAGAATCTTCAGTGAAACTTGTTGATGAGAAGGTTGTTTCAGAAGCAAAAAAACTTGAAGAACTAAAAACTGACTTTAATTCGAATAAAACTAAAACAGAGTCGGATATAGCAACAATTGCTCAATCAGTTTCTGATGGTGATAAAGCCTTATCTTTACGTATCGACCAAACGAAAGCAGCTTTGGAAGAAGCTGATCGGAAATCTAATGCAAATATTTTAGAAGTTACTGAGTCACTTACCGAGTTGGAACAGTCTACTGCTTCAAAATTTAGTGAACTTGATACAAGTATCTCTAAAGAAAACTTAAAGGTACAAGGGCAAATTACTGATGTTCAAAAAAGTGTTTCGACCTTAGAAAGTAATACAAATACAAGCATAAATGGCCTTTCATCATCACTTAAAACTACTGATGATCTTGCAAAATTGGCTTTTGATAATGCAGCAGAAGCGCAGCAAACAGGAACAACAGCTGTAAAAGCTACCGAAGCCCTTTCTCAAAATTTATTAAGTCTAAAATCTCAAACTCAAGTAACTTCTGGGGTACGTGCAGTCGTTACGACAAAAGGTATTGATGACTGGACACGTTGGCGTACCACTGCAGAAGTGAAAGTAATTCAAGATTCTGATGCACTAGGTGGTTATATTCTTGAGCTTGGGAATAATGCTGATAATGATGAAACATGGGTTCATTGGAATGAGTTTGTAAAGATTAACCCAGATACACTTTATCGGGTTCGTGCACGTTTCCGCCGTGTACTCGGTGAAAATGGATCTATTTATCTTGGTGTTGCATGTAAAAATGCAGACCAAAGTAAATACGTAACGACTACAAACACCCTTGCAGGAGATATGGGTTCTTCTAACTACTTATTGTCGGCCATTAAACCTAATTTAGGTGAATGGCAAGAAGTAGTTCTATACATGAAGGGTAAATCTACTGGGGCAGCAACTGGCTTAGGGACAATTGATAATCCGCGTACTTTCCCAGCGCAAGCTGAATTTTATGCCCCAATCTTTATTGCAAACTACAACTTCCAGACAGGAATTTGTCAGCTTAATTACATTATTGTTGAAGATAACAACTCATTAGCTTCAGCTAATGATGCAACTGCAACTGCAAATGATTTATTCAAAACAGCAACTAACAGAACAGAAGCTGAAGCTGAAAGGACCAGTAAGCTTGAAACAAGAATGCAGAATGCAGAAACAGGTATTCAGAGCAATGCTCAAGCTTTATTGAAAACAGCTACAAAGAGTGATCTCGAAAGTGCAATGGGCCGTGTATCGACTGATATAACAGCTGCTGTAGATAATTTAAAAATCGGTGGTGTTAATGCAGTTGCTAATTCAGAAGCTCCTAGAACATCGACAGCTACAACAAGTCGTGAATACTTAATGTATGAACGAAGCAAAGAGTTAAAAGTTTTTTATGACGAAAACTTAGATAAGCCGGTTACCATTTCATTTGAAGTGAGTGTACCTGTTGCCGGTTCGGTTCAGGTTTACTCATCTAATGGTTCTGCCCACTTTTTCACAACTTCAGTTACAGTAACTAAAGCAAATGAATTTCAAAAATTTGCAGTGACGGTTTTTCCTAAATTAAACACTGACAGTTCAACTGAATCTACAATTGAGTTTTACGGTACTTATGGCTCAGGCCGAATTCCAACAATTCAAAAATTACAGATCGAAGCCGGCAATAAACCTACAGCATGGAGCCCAAGCCCTCGGGATACGCAAAGCTCATTAAATGCTAATGCAGAAGCGATTAAGATCACTCAAGCGGAAGTTAAGAAGCACGGCGAAACATTGTCTTCTCAAAGTTTAGATATTTCTAAGCTTAGAAATGATCTAAATTTAACAAATAATGAAGTAAATAAAAAGGCTTCGTCAGAAGCATTGGAAGCAACGAAATCAGATGTAACAGAACAAGCTGGACAGATTAAAGCAGTTACAGAGCAAGCAACAGCACTCTCTGCAAGTTTGAGTAGAGCCGCAGCTGCTGGTTCGAATTTGCTTATCCAGTCAAATGTTGTGGGTAAATATAACGGAACTTCATATCCTCATCTTTCATATAAGCTAGGCGAGGATTGGGAGGTAGGCGCAAAATACACTTTAATGTGGTGTGCCGAACATCAAAGAAATGGTGCGGATACAAACTCTAATTTGGCAGTTTATGCTGGGGGAGGTCAGCAAGCCTTACAATCCGTTGTTAATACAAATGGCAAAGTTATTAATAAAATAACCTTTGTTAAAAATAATCAAGTTATTGAAAAACGTGCTTTAAATTTTTACATGATTAACAGTCCTACTGCTGCTCAAGGTTCAGTCGGAACGGTTTATTGGGCAGTGCTTGTCAGGGGTGACTTGATCACTACTGAATCGTGGATCCCCAGTGCTTATGACTACAACGCTGCAGTAGACCAAGTTAATGCAAACTTTAATGATTTCAAACAAACATATGTGACTGAAAAGGAGGCACTAACAAAGAGAACATCAAGTCTTGAAACTGGACTTTCAAATGCTGAAAAAAATATCGACAACACCGCAAAAGCACTGCAGAACTATGCAACCACAGCAAAGTTAGACGAAGCTACAGCAAATCAAACAAATCAGCTTAATGCTCAAATTAAAAATGTTAAAGCATCTATTGAATCTGCTAACGATAGTGACTCTTTACTGCCAGATTTTAATTTAAAAAACCCTGAAGATTGGATTAATTACTATAGTTATGATTTGAAAATCCACTTTAAAACAACAATTACAGGAAAAGTTGGCAATACTGTCTTTAGAAAAGATTCTTCGAATCAAGCAGGATGTTGGATATATAGCCGCAAAGCTTTACCGACAAATCGTTCTTATAAAGTTAGCTTTTGGGTTCGCCGAAGTGCAGATTCTACAGGTGATTGCAGCATTACGGCTATGTATGGCAAAGCAGATGGTAGTTTTTCAAATGCTACAATCACTGCATCAGTGATTGCTTTAAATAGAATTCCAGCAAACGAAGAATGGGTATATATCGAACAGGTTGTAACTTTTAATACTCATCCACAAATGAAGTTAGGTTTTGCACTTGGACACAATGGCAGTGGCGGTTGGTGGGAGTTACAAGCTTATCGGGTAAATAGCGTTTTAACAGACAAAGATGTAGACACATCACTTGTTCGCGCTACACAACTACAAAATTATTCGACTACTGCTGACACCACTAAAGCTGTTGCCACAGCTACAGATGCCTTGGAAGCAAAATTTAAGCAGAAGTTCGGGAATTTATGGACAGATAGTTCAGCAACACTGGATAGCACCCGTTATACAAAAGCAGAAACAAATAAAGCTATTGCTGAAGAAAGTAAAATTCTAAAAGCAACAATTTCGTCTAGTGGTGGAGACAATTTAATCAAGAATGGTGATTTCTATGCGCCTTTTTCAATCTCTAACTGGCGTCAGAATGCTGTTGTTGAAGGTAATGTTCTAGAAGTTTTTAAGGATGCTTATGGCGCAAACTGGGGGAGATTCCGCTCTACGAATTCGTCTACATATTTTAAAGGTTTTATCGAGTCAATTACGATAGCTGATGGTTTAGAAATAAATCAAACCTATACGTTGTCACTTAAAGCCAAAGCTCTAACTGCAGCACAAAAAACTTTGCTATTAATCATCCATAGATATGATGGTAGCTGTAATAATCAGGTTGTTAATGAATGGAATATTGCAACAGATAAAGAAATATTATGTACTTATAATTTTGATACAAATATCAATAACTTACAGTATATTAATATTATCCTATGTGCTCAAGTAGGGTATGCTCCTGATTTCTTAATTCGAGAAGTTCAATTAGAGAAAGGTGAGTTAGCAACAGGATTTAGAAAAAATCCTCGTGAAATTGAGAAAGGTTTAGAAGCTAACTCATTAGCAATTACAGGTACTAAAACAGATGTTCAGAAAAATTTAGAAAAGATCCAAGTACTAACTGAAAATTATACAACTCTGAAATCTACTGTTGATACGAATAAATTAACAGTTGATGGGAAGTTTCAGGAAATAAACTCTACAATTAGTGATAATCAACAAAATATAACCCAATCAATTAATAGCTTAGATTCTAATTACAAGCAGTTAAATCAAGATCTAGGACAAGTCTTTAATTACAGAGTTTATTCTTCAGGCTGGAATAATGATTTTACTGGAATCAAGAACTTAAAAGGTGAGACTATATCTGTAGCTTCTAACCGCGGCTTTTCTGTGCATGTTTTAGCAGCAGATGGCTCGATTGCAACCTCTACGAGATACGATACATATGCTGACCCAGCTAATGCAGTAGCAATGAGTAATGCAATTCAGTCATTACCTCAAAATACTTTTGTGATTATCACTAACTATGATTACATTGCAATGAATTTGAATAGTGTAAAACCAGCATTACTTTCATTAGGCGCAAATCAATTTACTCTCGATCAGATTACAGGCAGAGATGCTTATATTTTAATTGGGCAGAAGGGAATCGGAGCGGGAAGAGGTATTGAACTTCATGCAACTCCTGACTCTGGTCTGAATGGCGCAAAACAGATTATGGTTGCTGTTCAGGTCGTTAGTGGTATTCCATTAGGATTAGCTAATAACAGTGGTAATTTGCAAAAAGTTTTAGAAAATCATGCTCAAATTTTAAGTCAAAAAATTACTCGATCTGATGCAAAAGAAGTATTTGCAGAAGAAATAAAATCCTTTTCAGCAAAACTGGATACTATTCAATACGCAGAAGACAATTGGATTTTATTAGGAGATGAAACCAAAACATTAAATGTTTCAACAGGCACAAATCAAACTTTTCCAGTCTGGGAACTACAATATAAAATTAAAGAACTACCAATCGCTAAAGGTGATCCTGTAGTTATACGAATCAAATATAATGCTTCGGTAGGTCTAATTGGTGCAGTTTGTACCATCCAATTTCACGGCGCGGTATATGGGCTTGGTTTACCATTATTTACTGTTCAAACAAGTGGAGAATTAGAATTAACGGGGATTTTTCCAAGTGATGTAAAAGCTACGAATTTTGAATTTGTTCCTCTGGGTTTACGATTTGATAATGCTCCTTCAGCGGGCACATTTTCAGTTTCGAATATTTTCATTAGCCGAGGAAATTCTGCTCCTAATTTCAAAGGAGGATTTAAAACTACTCTTAAACAAAATGCGAAATTTGTGGAAGATACATTTATCAATGCTGATGTTAACAAAGGTGTTATTGCACAACAAATTCAGCAATATGATGCTTCAGTGCCAGGTGGACTTTCAACGGTATTAAAAACTACTAAAGCAGCAGCGGATCAAACATCAAAAGATTTAATTAATCTTCGTAATAATGATATTACTCAGCTCCAAACAAGCACCGACAATCTGGGTTCAGCATTAGAAAATACAACTAAGCTTGCAATGATGATTACTAACGGTAAGTTGCTTTACGGTGATGTAAATTTCAAGAAAGGAATGAACAACGTCGGCACTTATAACAATCTAGGCAATGGTACAGTTAGTGTTACTCGTGAAGCTAAAAGTGCTGACAATCCGACAACTTCAACTCATGAACTTAGAATCGTTACAACTGGTTCAGCAAGCCCGAATTTCGGTGGTTTTCATCAACAGTTTTTCACACGTTCAAATGCTATTTTTATCATTAAATACCTGATTAAATTACCTATCGGCTACAAGTTATATCCTGCAGCAAATTTAATGGGCGATGGATCAGTAGATAAATTCATTGGTAGCACTGACGGGACGGGGAGATTTGAAGTTTATGTTCGTATGGTTAAATCCGGTGCCACCGGAAGATTCGATACTTCTGGATTCGTACATGTAGCGGGTGGACCAGCCCCAACACCTGAAAGCCCTCTATTCTGGACTTTAGCTCAAATTGAATGTTATGACGTAACTGACTATGCATCTGCAGATCCTAATTTACAAGATTTCGTTTCTACAGCTACAGAATCATTAGGGACATTAACTAATTTTAAGGAAACATGGGCAAGTAAACTTACTGAAATGTCTTCTAAATTAGATAGAACAAATAGTGCATATATTCTTAATTCTGACCTAACTAATACAAATATTGAAAGAGCAATTGCTGCATCGTCAAATCAGTTAAAGTCGGAATATATTGATCCCTTACAGAAAAATACTGAAAGCTTAAAAGAAAATATTTTAACGAATATTGACTTATCAGGTTTGAATCCAGATATTTACTATCCTGTTATCTTTCAGTTGGCTACCGGTAAGCAAAAGTATGATTTTAAAGTATTTTGTACTTTGGGCGGCCAAAATAATAGTAATGTGCCTTGGGCTACACATGGTACACGCTCTTTCGGTCTTAATTGTGAATGGAGTGTTACCGCTAATGGATGGGGTACTCAAGCAGAAAATAGAATTATTGATAAGTTCTCTTTTAGCTGGACTGCACAATCACCTTTAATAAACATTAAACAAATGCCTAACTCTTCAATTGAAACTGTCTTTTTACGGGGTGGGGCGAGATATGATATTTCACACTATAAAACGATTACACCACTTATTAAAACTGAGTCTTTCACAGCTTTGGGACAATCTATTGAACCAATTCAATATAATTCGTCACTTGTACCAGTACCAATTTTTGCAGAAATTGTAAAAGCTCAAGACACAGCTGCTGCAGCATCTAGAACAGTTGCTGACATACAAAGAGATTATGTGACTTCTTCAAAATTGAATGAGGCAGTTGCTTCATCCAGTGAACGATTATCAGCCCTCTATTCAGCAAATAGCCAAACCATTATGGCGTCTGCTTTGCAAACTTTTGAGATAGATTGGATTAACAGAACGCCTAGCGGCTCAAGAATAGATATGCGTTTAATTGAAGATCAAACATGTCGGGGAGGTTATGCATTACGGATGGGTGATAATTCTGGCAACGATGAAATCTGGCTAAACTGGTTCTCTACCTTACCAATTGATGATAATAAGATGTACCGGATTAAATACCGCTACAGAAGGGTGTCAGGTGCTGGTGTAGTTTATGTGGGGGCCACCTGTTTTAATGCCGCAAAAACTGCATTTATTACAGATGCTAATTACATTAATGGAGATATCGGTTCAAGTCATTATGTGGTGGGTGGTGCTGCACCTGCCTTGGGTACATGGATGACGGGTGTTGCTTATTTCAAAGGTAGATCTGCTGGTGCAAGTAGTGGGGCTGGAACGCTTACAAACCCCAAAACATTTGCAAATAAAGCAGCTTTCTTTACTCCTGTTTTTATCGGCAATTATGCAGCTCAAGCAGGCGAAGTAGATCTTGATTACATCGATATTGAAGATGCAGACAATATTGCTGAATTTGAGAGTTTTAAAACTACATATACCACGGATGTAGGAGCTTACGCTGGTTCACTTCAAACTCTCACTTCAGTATATGGTCCAAATGCAATTAATCTTAAGTCTCAAGTTGATTTGATCAACGGGATGAAAGGTAAATATGTAATGGGAATGGATAACAACGGTGTTTTCTCTGGTTTATCCATGGTAAGTGAACAAAATAATGGAACTGTCCAAACTTCTATAGGTTTCCAAGCTGATAGAATTTTCTTCACAACAGGTACTTCTTCTACTAAATACATGCCGTTCATAGTCCAAGACAATCAAGTCATTATGAATAGTGATGTATTTATTAAGAATTTGACCGCAGCAAACTTCAAAGCGAAGTCTTTAACAGCTGAACTGTTTAAAGTCGATAAATTGAGCGCGATTGCTGGTGAGTTGGGGACATTAACTACCTACAAGGATCCGGCTAAACCCAATGGTGCAAGGATGGTTTTAAGCGGCAGTTTAATTACGGTTTACGACGATAATAATGTTGTCAGGGTTAAATTAGGGCTGTGGTAGTGAAGAAGGGCTAGATATCTAGCCCTTTATTTTTGGAGGACAATATGCCACAAGGCTTACAATGTTTTGATGAAACTGGGAAGATTGTTGTTGATGTTACAGATCGTCAAATGCACTTAATACATACTTTCGAAGTCTCTTTAGGTTCTAATGAGTATTATAAGGATTATGTTTATGACGGTATTACATCTGAAACTCATATAGCAATTGTTAGAGAAGACTGCTTAGGTAATATGACTCAGCAATACCCTACACTTGCTTACCATGGTGGACCTTTTGCGTCTATTTATACACCTAATGTAGTAAGAGTGAGTGCATTGACTGGTTTAGCCCTTCTTACTGTTGATATTTATAGGTATGGATAATGTCTGGCTTTGAAGTAAGTAATGATAAAGGTGAAATTATTGTTAGCGACACTTACAGACATTTAGGTGTGAATTCTGTACAAGTGTTAGATGGTGGTGCACCTAGTTCAATAGGTGCATCTTCTGGTTGGGCACCTAGTTTTATTCAAACCCCTAGTTTGGTATATCCTTCTTTTCGTAATGATTTACCAAAAGAGACTCTTTATATTTTAAACCTATCTGAAGGTACTGAGTTTTGTGGGAAATATTGGCATAGTGTGCATAACAATAATATTTCATTTTTAAGTTATGACTACTCTAAAATCTCTGGTTATTTAGATGTATATGATGAGCAAGGTAATTTAATCTGGTCTGCTATATCTGCTAAAAATATTCCAAGGATTGTGCAAACATATCAATTAACAGCAGATAACTTATTAAACGGTATTATACTTAGCATTGGTTCTAATGTGGGTATCTTATTAAATACTTTGCCTTCGTGGTTTAGACCGGGACCTATGAATAACTTAAATAGAGGGGGCTTGTTTGGTAGGTACTCTAATGGTCAGTTACAATTAAAGTTTGCGGCTGCTGCTAAATTAAATGATATCTCTTCAAGGATAATTGAAAATCTAGGGCCTAATGGCACTCTTCCTGTTCATATTACCTCTTTTGCATCATAAGGTTCCTAGATAATAAGAAAGCCCCTTTTAGGGGCTTTCTTATTAAAGCATGTTATGCAGGTTGATCAGTACTTTGAGGTTCTTCTACAAAAGTGTAGTTAACTGCAATGGAACCAGTTTCAAGGTCCCAGCCTAGGTTTAAAGTTTTGAAAGCTGGACGATTATTATAACGCTGACTATTTACAATATCTTTTGTCTTTTGAGCTAATTCAATATCCATATCAGTGAATACTTTTACATCAGTCATTAGCGAATCCTCTAAACAGTAAAGTAAGTTTGTTCAGATAGAATTGCATGCTGCATATTTATTAAATCTGTTTGGTTCCAATTCAATTTGGAACCCATCTAAAAGTAGAAAAATAACAACCTTCAAAATACATAATTATTTAGGTATTTTGGCTTCGTTATGTCTTCTCGGTTCTTATCGTTATTACTCGGTGAAAATGTTAATTCATATGATCAGCAATTCGATACGTCTAATCAGGATGCAACAGCGCAGCTTTATGAAACTATGGCTCCGTTTTCACTTGGGACTAACCAAACCAAAGCCAATAAGAAGCGTACTCGAAAAGAAATTCTTACTAAATGGGAGAGAATGTTACGCTTTGCACCTATAGCAGAGGGTATGGGGATTCATGTTTCTGCAGCCTTAGGCGGAGATTCTTATAGCGGCCAACAAGTCTTTATTACGCCCGCAGAACGGTTAAAAAAGGCGAATGGACCAGCAGCTGAAAAACTAAAAAAACAACTAGATGAGCGCCGTGTAAAGATGGAAAAGCTGATCAATAAGTATTTAAGCAAGCTAGCCCGAGATGCAATTTCATTTGGTGATTCTTATGCACGTATTTACGGGAAAAAAGATAAAGGTGTAATTGACCTCGTATGTAATGAGTATACTTATCCACCATTAATACAACCTTTCGAACAAGGCAGTAAGACTGTCGCCTTTTTTTGTTTAGATCCTCGTAATTGGCAGAAAACTATTACCAAACTGAATACTATTCAAATGGTACGTTTCAAAATGCCCCGTATGAGCAATATTGCTCAATATGAGCTTGTTGAAACTGGTCTTGTCACGAAAATGTTGGAGGGTGATGATCCAGATGAGCTACCAATCTTACCAGCGCATTTAGGCGGCTCATTTCTTTATGAGATTGAAGATATTTATGATGATGTAATCCTCGCTTTGGCATCTATGAATAGCCAGCAAATTGCAGATACCGTAAATCAGATGTTCTTGACAGTAAATATGTCAGGAATGCCGCCAGCACAACGTCAAGCCTATATCCGTGGTTTAGAAGGTTTACTTAAAAATCATGAGGCTTATGTCCGTGATGCTTTATCAGGTGGTGAAGCAGTCTGGAATACTGCTTTTCACATGCTTCCAGTATTTGATGAAAAACAAGTTCTAAATCCAGTGGGTGATATCAAGAATCAACGAAGCTCACCTATCAATATTGAACAGTTCATGATTAATGTCCGTTTGTTAATGGGCGGTATAGGTCTAGACCCAAGTATGGTTGGGTGGGCTGACATGTTAACTGGTGGTATTGGAGAAGGTGGAGCATTCCATACTTCTGCACAAATCATGCGTAGGTCACAAGATATTCGAACAGCAGCTTCCGAAGGGATTAATCAAATTCTTCATTTGGATTGGGGGTTTGCTTACAACGAACAATTTGAGCCTGAAGATTACCCTTGGCAAGTTGAATACTATTCAAACCAAACTGCAGCAGCTACAGAAGAAATCAACAATGCTCAATCAAGAATGAATACAACATTACTTAAAACACAAGTAATCGCATCATTGAAAGAATCAAATTTAGATGTAGATATTATGGCGTACATTCTTGAGCGCGATACAGGTATGAAATATGAGGAAGCATTAACATTAGCTGAAAGTATTGCTAAGAGCCGTAAATTTCCAGAGGATGAAGAATAATGGCTTTCTTTGAATACGAAACGCAGAATAAAACTATAAATAACAGTTTGGGAAACGTTTTAAATCCGTTTAAAGAACGTTTTGCTAAGAATCCTGTCTTGTGGTCTGGTCTAACTGTTGATCGAGCTGTTTCACATTATCAGGAACTTTACGCATTAGGGACACTTTCAGCGGCCCATTTTGGAATTGAAATTCGCCCGTACCGTGCAAACAGTAAAATTGCTCAAGCAAATATTCCAATTTTTGATCCTTCAAACAAAGTTGCTTGGTTAGCCAATAATGTAGATGTATCACTACTAGATGCCCAAACCGATGCAGTGCATGTGGGGCATTTTCAACTCAACCATGTAACTGGTAATGCTTCAAATGAGTTGAGCATTTCATTTATTGAGACTAAAGAAGCAGCTATTGCGAATAGTGCTAAAGCTATAAAAGAAATAATGTTTAATAAAGATGGTACTCAGTCGCCACCAATTGAATACTTAATGAGATTAAAAATATATGCTTTTGATAAAGCTGCAAGAAATCAGAACCAATTTGAAATTGAGCATCTAGTTTCACTTCAAGCAGGCAATTTGCCCCTTGATGCCTCTAATAAAGCACATGCCATTGTTACTTTAAATTTCATCAAAATGTTTCCCAACTTAAAATAAGCTATGGAACTCATTGCCTTTATAGATTCGCCTAATTGAGAAAATATCCTCAAACTAAAATGAGGATAACTCCGTGAGTGTTAAATCAATTTTCATTCAAACACACGCACCACATCAAAGCCGATTAGTACATGGTTTTGACTCCATGGTGAATAGTGGTGCTTGTTCAATTGGGTTTATTAAGGGTGATTACCGTCAAATTAATGCTTTAGTCACTGAAGATTACACGGAAAATGATTTCTGGCGTGTTGTAAATTTAAAAGGTAAAAAGGGTGGGATAGATGCGTTTGATTCTGTTGCGGTATTAGGCGCTATCGATGACCAGCATGCAGCTGATTTAGCGATACTGCAATTTGGCCGAATGTTTGATGCTTGTGTTACAGATGTTATTGAAACAAATCAATTTGGACTTAAGCGCCATTTATCTTCACAACAATTTAATTTGACGGGTGCAAAACCGATTCAAAGATGGCAACTAGAACAATTACAAAATGTTGTCGCAGCTGAAAAACCTGAATGGGATGGAATCAATTTAATTTCTCATGAGGGTGATACTTCTAAGTTGTTATTAGATATGCAACGAAATGATGATCACAGCCAATTATTAAGTAAATTTGATGGGTTACCTACGCTTTTATCTAGTCTAGGCGTCGAAGAAGCGCATTATGACTCTATTATCGTTGATTACCAGCATTTAGAGCAGCTGTCTGCAATTTTGCATCACTCTATGGATCAGTTTTCAAAAACTGGCGTCAAAATCGTAAACGTTACGGAAAGTAAGCCCTTTAAGCATAAAAAAGTCCTTCAAATTGCCCTTACTTATGATTTTGATGACGGCCAAAACTTCACAATCCTTTTTCATAAGCCAGATCGACTATCAAAAAAAATTAGTCCAGCTGATTCATTAATTTCATGGAAGATTTTAATGAACAATCGGGATATAACTGCTGCAATCCAGCCTAATCAGGGAGAAGGAATTTCAATTCCAGTTCTCGCTGGTCGAATTATGAAGTTGATTAACCAAAATAGTAATCGTTTTAAGCGGTTACAATCTAAAAAAGCAGAAAAGGCCAAGGCTTTAGCAGATGCAGAACTACGCCTCGAGCAAAAACAAAGTCAATTAAATTCTTTAAGTGCAGAAATTTCCAATTTATTAAACGAATTGGATCAGTTGCAAAATACATTGTTAACCAAGCAATCTGAGGAAAATGAAGGAATCATTAAAGAGAATAGTCTCGATAATGAGTTACCAGATAGTATTTCTGATGAAGAAGCCGAACGTTTAAAAGCCGATTTAAAGCGTTTAAATGCTGATCCTGAATGGGCAGGTGAAGATGGTTTACGTTACCAAGCATTCTTTGAACGTATCAATAAGGCTCTAGAGGGGGACTCTGATGCGGTAGTTTGGGCACGTGAATGGATTTCTGAACTAGATGACCAGGCTTTGGCTCAACAGCAAGCAGAATTAGAAGCAAAAAAACTTATTGATGCCGAAAATGAAGCCAAACAAAAAAGAGATGAAGAAGTTATAGCAGCTCGTGCAGCTGGTATAGCTGAAAACAAAATGATGCAAGCATGGTTAGACACTTTGGAAAAGCCTGAAGATACTAAAAACATAGACTTTATGGCTTGGGTTTCAGATCGCCGTGGTGAATTCTTAAAAAACTGGAATGGGGCCGAAGGTTCACCAGAATATTTAACAGCATTTTATGAATATTCAAGAGCATGGGCAGATGAACATTTAGCGGATCGCCTCAGTAAAAAAGAGCCAGCCCAAAATTCAGATAATGATGAATCTAAAGAACTAAATGCTCCGACAGAAGTTGAAGATCTTCAGCCTAGTACGACAAATGATGAAGGTAATCAACTTTACCGTTCAGTAATTGAAGGGCAGGTTAAAGTTAATCTTGAGTTATTAGAGCAAATTCGAGATGAAGCAGAAAAAGACTTAAATGATCCACTTCTTATTCCAGCGGTGACAGAACTCTTGAATCAAGTGCAAAAAATGGAAGCGGAGAATATTTTATGACAACTTTAAATCTAATTTCTATTCAAGATATTGCTAAAAATCCATTAGTTGTAATTGATCAAATGATTAGTTTCTTTAAACCTAAACAGCCCTTTACTGGGCTATTGAAGGGTAGAACTAATAATGTGAAAACAGCCAAAGGACAAAAGATTTCTACTGTATTCGCTTTAGTTGATATTGATCAAGTAATTGCATCTCATACAGCAACTGGTGCGGAAAACCCTAATTATCCGCAAGAATTGCAGCCAAGAGATCGTAGTCGTGAATCCTCACAAGCATGGGTACAGAAAACTGCTAATGATTTAGACCCCGAAAGCCTAGGCCGCTCAGGTCGGGCAGACACGGGAGCACCGATAACTGGTGATGATTTAGTTGTTGAATCAGGAAATGGCCGAACAATGGCTATCAAGCTTGCCTATGAGCGCGGTACCGCAGATGAGTATAAACAATGGTTGATTGATGAAGCCGATTACTTTGGCTTTAGTTCTGAGCAGGTTCAGGCTTTTGCTAAACCAATCTTGATACGTATTCGTACAACTGAGATTGATAGAGCTCAATTTGCCATAGATGCTAACCAAGATGATAAGTTGTCATTTACAGCTACTGAACGTGCTAAAGCTGATGCTAAACGTTTAGATGAGAATTTACTGGCTCTTTTTAACCCGAGTGAAGATGGCGATTTATTAGCAGTAAGTAATCAAAAGTTTATTCAAGGTTTTTTAAGTAAATTAGGTGATACAGAAGCTGCCCAGTACACAACGAAAGATAAAAAACCAACACAAGCACTGATAAACAGAATCAAGGCCGCAATTTTTAGTAAAGCGTACAATGATGATCGTCTGCTAGAAATGATGGCTGATCATACAAAACCAGATCTTCAAAATATGCTTAATGCGCTTGGTGTTGCTGCGCCTAAATTTATTGAAGCGCAAGCTATAAGTCGTGGAAATGTTCAAGATATATCAGATCAAATCGTTGATGGAATGGAGCAAGCCATTGATCAACGTGTTGCTAATGCAATTATTGATGCAGCAAATACCATTTTATCTGCAAAGCAAAATGATCAAGATATTGTTGAGTTTGTAAAGCAGCAAGGGCTTTTTGAGGATCTAGGAGAAGGTGTTGCTGAGCTCGCCGTATTTCTCGCCAAGAATAGCCGCAGTTCAAAAAAAATGAGTATGTTATTTAAAGCATTAGCTGAATTTGCAGAGAAACAGGCTTTAGATAGCAGTAATGTAGGCTTGTTTGGTGAACCTGAACCAGTAAGTGTAAAAGATGCTATCCAATATGCACAACAAGTGCTTGGTGATGATTTCATTAGTGTGCAAATGTACGATTCCTTGGTTGATTCCAGCAGTTCAAGTAAACCTAAAATAATTCGATTAACGAAAGAGGGAGCTGAACGTTTTCACAGTGCTTTGAAAGTTAAAATTGATCAAAGTAATGACAAGGAAAATCAAGAAGAGAACAAAATTAATGACATTCTTTTTGAAGAATTAGATGTTTAGATTTGGAACCTACTAAAAATTAGATACTTACGATCATTCAACATAGGAATGTAAAGTTCCTATGTTGAGGGATATATGTCCATCTTAAAGCTCAAACCAATCACTAAAGACACAGTATTGGTTGCGATTTATTACATGATTGATTTCATGCATTATCAGAGCAATATTGCTCGATTTTTCCTTCTTATAATCCATAAGCAAATAGAACTTAACTTGTCTGTAGCAAAGCAAGCTTTAGCTTTTGCCCGTCAAGAAAGTGACTTTCCAAAATTGGATGAAGTTATTGAAGTCTTATATAACGAGGCTATCAAAAACATTGATGAATCAGTTATCCAACACCTTAATAACAGTTCCAGAAATGTTATTGAACAGCTAGAGACTATTGTCAGTCTTTTTGCTTGCGATAAAGAGCTGAAGCCATACACCACTAAAAAGAATAAAACACTACAGGTTATTGGTCTTAAAGGCATCAAATTAACCAAAGCTAAAGAGTTTGACCCCTATGCCTTTTATTATCAGGGTGAAATTCTTGTACGCTCAAAACATCTTAAAGCTATTCCAGACTCTCTTCTTTCTGAAGATCAGCAACTTGTAAAAGGATTATTCTTACATGTATCAAATACCAATTCAGATGTGGAATCAGTTGGCGAATTTCGTCTCAGATCCAGAGGACCAATTGTTTCTACAACTGGATCAGGAAAAGATGAACTTGAGGCTTCAGAAGCAGTCAGAAATGATGGAGAAGTTGGGGTACTCAGAGACAGTAATTCTGGCTTACCAAAAAGTGATGATGCAAGTTTACTTGGCGGCCGAAATCCTAGAAATGAATCTTCAAATGGAGATAGTGGAACCAGTGCTAACCGGATTAACAGCAGCGGAAGCAGTGAACTATCTGGTAAGAGATCATCTCTTAAACGAGCAAGAGATCGATCAATTATACAATCTGCTAAATCAGTTAGAGCTGCCATAGATGAAAAGCTAGATGCTCAATTAAAAGCAGATAAGGTAGAAACTATATGGAGTGATGCTTCAAATATTGACGAAGCTTTGCCATATCTACAATCTGCACAGCGTGGTGATGTTTTTAAGACTGAAAAGCGCTTAATAGAGGAAAATCAGAAAGGTATTCTTTTTACTAATGGCACAGGTACTGGAAAAACCTTTACTGGTCTGGGTGTAGCAAAACGGTTTATCAATGCTGGCCTTAAGAATATTTTAATTGTTACTCTAAACGATAAAATCGCTAATGACTTTGTCAAAAGCTCAAGCCCTTTAAATATCAAGGCTTACAAATTAAAAAGTATTAAAGAAAATGGCGGTGAGGATCACTCAGTCGTGGTCACAACCTTTGCTAATTTTGGTCAAAATAAAAGTTTGGTTCACAAACATTGGGATCTGATTTTAATTGATGAGGCCCATACTCTATCGCAATCATCCGATGGTAAAGCAACTGCAGCATTAAACAAACTACGAGCATTAACCGGGCATTTGCATGGTTTTAGTGAGTGGTTTGAAGATAAGTTTGCTGAGCAGATGCCAATTGAAGAATTTGATGAAAATGGTAAAGAAACAGAACAATATCTAAGCGCTTATAACAAAATGCAGGTCCTTCGAAATGAACAACGAAAGATCTGGAATTTGAATTGGAAACACCAGAAAAGTAAGGTCAAAGTTGTTTTCTTATCTGCTACGCCATTTAGCTATCACTTTTCACTTGATTGGGCGGAAGGCTATTTATTTGATTATATGTCTCCTTCAGTATCTGTTGATGACCAAGGTAATTTAGCTGAAGGCTTTAGTAAGGCTCGAGAGCACTTCTATATGGGAAATCTTGGATATCGAAAGCGATATGGTAAGTTGACGCGACCAGAAGCTAAGGTGGATACAGGTGTACTTGAAAGACAGTTCGCCGAAAATCTTAAAAACACTGGTGCTATGTCTGGGCGGGATTTAGAAGTAAATTTTGACTATGATCGTAAATTCATTCTAATTGGCTCTCGTGTTGGTGAACTTATTGATGAAGGTTTAACTTATCTTCGCAATGGTTATAAAGAAATAGAAGGGCACAAAACACGAACTTTTGAAGAATGGGCTGCTCAGACTGGTAAACCAACAACAGGCTGGGGACGTCATGCATCTATGCAAGAATATGATCGGCTATTTACTGGCAACCGATTTAAAAACATATACGAAATTATTGCAAAACGCTTTGATTACTTAGCAAGACGCCGTTTGTTAGAAGCTATTAAAGCTGAAGCTTGTGTTGATATGGTGAAAAAGCACTTAGCATTAGGTCGTAAAGTAGTAATTTTTCATGACTATAACGAGGGCGGTGGTTTTGCACCTTTCTTGATTAGTAAGCTTGATATCGAAAAATATGAAAGCCCACTTAGAGAAGATATTGAGCTTGAATATAATGCATTCAAAGAAAATAGACCGGATCTAGTAAATCTCAATCTTGATTATGATTCACCTGTTGAAACTTTAAAGAATGCATTTCCTAATGCTCTTTTATTTAATGGCCGTCTTTCAAAGCAACAACGTGAAACTAATGTAGCGTTATTTAATACTGATGATAGCGGGCACGATATTCTCATTCTGCAGTCAGATGCTGGTTCTACTGGGATTAGCTTGCATGATACAACTGGTAAACACCAGCGAGTACTCATTAATATTGGTCAACCAACAAAGCCAGCAAAGTTGAGACAGACGGAAGGGCGTATCTATCGAACCGGACAAGCATCAAATGCTATTCAGAGATACTTGACTACTGGTACTGCATGGGAACGGGCTGCATTTGCAGACACGATTGCTGGACGCGCAGAAACAGTAGATAACTTTGCAAAAGGTGCTGATGCTGTAGTAAGTATCAAAGAAGCGTTAATTCAGGCTTATGAAGAAGCTAAATATGAAGAGCCAAGTCTAAATGATGGTATTGGTGGTAAAGCATATGATGAAGAAAATGCCCGTATTGCTAAGTTAACCCCATTTGATCAAGCACTAACATTCTACTATGCCAAAGGCAAACGTTCTGAAAGTCGTGATAACCGCGAAGGTAAGGAATGGTATGCAACGCCTGAACCTCTAGGATTCAAAATGATTGAATGGGCAGGGGTACACACTGGCGATTCTGTGCTTGAGCCTAGTGCTGGTGATGGAGCTATTGGTCGTTTTGTTCCGCAAGATATAGAGCTGACAATGATTGAACCCACTGAGTCTTTAGCTAGTCGTGCTCAAATGGCAAATACAGGTGCAAAAGTAATTGTTGATACATTCGAATCTTTAGAATCATTGAATAAGTACCATGCAATTGTGATGAATCCGCCATTTGGTCATGCTGGCACTTTGGCAATTCAACATATCAAGAAAGCTTTTGGTCATCTTTATGATGGTGGTCGGATTGTGGCCTTAGTACCACGTGGTTCTATGGATTCTAAAGTGGACGAATTTATTGATAGTACACCTGGTGCAATTTTGACAGCTGAAATCTGGTTGCCTCAATCAACCTTTAAAAATGCTGGTACCGCCGTTTCAACTCGTATCATCATTATTGAAAAACATGCAGGCTCTAATGATGTTCCAATAACACGAGAATTAGACTTTACGCACCTTACAAGTGTAGAGGATCTATTTTCAGAAATTCGTGATATCGCAATGCCTCCTAGAAAACTACGTATTGATGAGCAGCTTGCTAAGTACGATCTTTATGTCAGAACTGAACGTAGCAAGTATGTATTCAATGGCGACGGCGTTGATAAACCTCAGATCAAGAATATCATGCTCAAATTCTGGGGGTCAGAAGTAAATGAGTTTGATGAGATTGTTATGCCATATAACAAGTCTGCTGAAATCATTAAGAAGATTGATGAATTTGAGCAAGAAAACAATATTAATTTAGCTGCATAAGATTAGTATAAAAAAATACGCTCACAAAGAGCGTATTTTTTTAATTATTTAAAGGACTTGAAAGTGTAGAGTTATGCCTTAATCTTATAAAACTAAATTGATTTCTTAGACAATGGTACATCTATGAACTTTGAAAATATTAAATCTTTGCGTGAAAAAAATGACTGGCATCAAGTTAACGGGGAGCGTCGATATATTTCTAAAGATGACGTTTATTTAAGTTTTTGGTTAGGTGAAGAAACCGTAATTGAATACTTTAATTTACCTAAAAATTTACATTCTTTTGATGGTTATTTATCCCAGCTTGCTCAAATCACTAAAATTGAGGAGATGAGCGGTGCATTTGAATACAACTCAGTAAAACTTGAGAATTTTAAATTATATAAGTTCTCAGGTCATGTGCACCGCCATGGTTCTATGAAGCCTATCTCTGTTTATTTTACAGTCCATCCTAGCATTAATGATGATAAGACAGAGATTGATATGTTTAGTAAAGCTTTAATACATGCTTTAAATGATAAGTATGCATTGAATTTAATTATTCGATGCACAGATGATTAATTCCGGTTTATTCAATTACTCCTAATTGGAACTGTAGAGTTCTGCTAATAAACTTATCTTCAATAATAGTCCTAACTTTAACGGTAGGGCTTTTTTATGTCCAAAGCTTTAGCTTATGCACCAGCTGTTAATACAGCTAAAACAAAGTTGCCCAGTACTGAATCAGATCCTTTTTATGGCTCAATTTCAAAGCATAAATATGCTGAATTTTCTCTTTGTGATAAGGATGGTAACCCTATAGCTTCACCAGTAATTCGTGCTTTGTTGACAGACGGCGACAAAAGTATTGAGAGCCAATGGCAAACTCCATTTGAAAATAGCAATCCAGAACTAAAGATGCCTATGTTGATGGCTAACTTGCAAACCGGGCAAATGCTTCAAGCTGCAGCTACTCTAGGAGAAAACTCACCCTTTATTTCTGCTTTAAGCGATATGGCATCAGGACCTTTAGCAACGGCTGAAAATGCGCTTAAGAGCGTTGAAGGGCGAACTAATTTAACCAAAGTAAATACAACTCAAGTATTCCTTTCAACATCATCAGTACGTCTTAATTTATCAATCTTTTTCTTGGCCTTTAGTGATGCAAAATCCGAAGTTGAAGACAAGATCATGCAGTTGGAGGCTTGGAGCGTACCAGTATCATTATCGTCTGATTCTACGCTGCAAAATGTCATTAATAATTCAAATACAACCTTAGAAGGCTTGTTTTCAGGGGTTATCCCACCTTTCGTATCTCTCACTACTCATGGCAAAACTTATAAACCCTTTATTCTTGAAAGTGTTTCAGCACCAATAGTCGCGCCAATTGATGAAAAAGGTAACCGGTTAAGTTTAGCTGTCAATATTAGTTTAATGAGTCGAACTGCATGGGACTCAAAGGATATTTACTCATTATATGGAGGCAACTAATGATTACTTTTGACCCTGTGTACGTTGGTGAAAATACCTACCAAATGCAAGAGCTTAGTTTTGAGCAATGTCTCAAAATATCTATCATTGCTCCAAATTTTAATGAAAAAAGACTTTCAGCTTTTCTGAAATCAGCATTAGACAATGTTGATCCTTTACTTTTATCAGTTCAGGAACGGTATTTATTGCTGCTTAAATATCTTGAAAAACAAAGTAATACTATGTTGGAGGTGAACACAGACTGGTCTAAAGTTTTCCTTCAATCAGAAAATAATTGGAAAACTGAAATTACTCAAAATGGAATTACAGTTAGACAGCTTATTGGAATGGAAGTGGAGTTCTTAGAGGCAAATTGTAAGAATGTCGCTGAATGGATTGCCTGCATGATGGCTTTTCAGTTGAGTTATTCTAATCATGAGCACTTAGCTTTATTGCCGGATAGAACAAATCCTCAATTATTTGAAGAACAATTTAAGCAGCGGCTAGATTTCATTAAGAAAATGCCAGCTAGTGATTTTGATTTGTGCTATCAAGACTTTAATAATTTAAACAATGAGTTATTTACTCATTTACGGTTAAGCGTTGATAACTACGGTATTTTAGTGGAAAGAGGTGCAGATGACGCGCCTGCACGATTTCGCACCGCTTCCGTCTTTACAGGAATCATCAAAGAGTTGGACCGATCTTTTGCTTGATACAGCAAGTAGTATTTCTGAAAACTGCCCAATGCCTTTATCGGATGCATTAAAAATGCCTTTGAGTTTTGAAAGTACTTACTTCAATTCATCTGCATGGGAAAACCGCAAGAAGTATTTAGAAAACGAAATTGAACGTCACAACGTATTCTTAAAATTAGGTCAAGAAGTCATTAAAGGATTAAATGCCCTAGCAAGTAGAGGCCGATAGTTTTCATATAGAAAAGTCTGAGTAATTCGGGCTTTTTTTCGCTCTTTGTATTTGGAACCATACACCAATTAGAACAACAACACTTGCAAAAATAACCACAAATGAAACGTGGGGAATAGGTCATGTCTGATCATCAGACACTTGAAATAACAATCACTAGTTTTGCAAATAAAACAACAATTCTTAGTGGTGTAACAAGTGCTTTAGCGTCTTTAGCATCTTTTAATTGGTTGAGCTATTCGGGTGCAATTGTAGCTGTAGCGGGCCTATTCATAAGCTTTATTTTTCAGTTTAGACGTGATCGCCGTGAACGTAGAGAGAGCGAATTGCGTGAAAAAGAAAGCAAGCTACGTATTAAAGCTTTAGAGCAAGATACTGAACGAGAGAGGAAGGATGAATGAAGTTAATTGAAAATAATGCTTGGCAGTATCTATCTGTTAAGTTACCCGCCGTAGGTGCATTCATCATGCTAATTTTATTGCCAGCACTACAATGGGGTGTTGATTATGAAGTTATTCCTGAAAAATATCATGCATTTGTTACTGGTACTTTAATGCTTGTTCTGTCATGGATTGGTAAGAAAATTTCTCAACCACGACTCAACGGCCCGCAATTAACAGGCCAGTTAGTAGGAATCAACACTTTAATGAATATTCCTACAACGACAAAGTTTGACGAATTAGCTTGGATGGCTGAAGCAAAAAAACACATTGGTCTGCAAGAAATACCAGGTAAACAGCACAATCCAACTATTTTGAAATGGTTAAAGGAGCTTAAAGCTTGGTGGGCGGATGATGAAACAGCATGGTGCGGTACTTTCGTTGCTCATTGCTTGAAATCAGCTGGAATTGCTTATCCTAAGCATTGGTACCGTGCATTGGATTATGTGAATTATGGTACCAAATTAGCTAAACCAGCTTACGGTTGTGTAGCTATTAAAACCCGTAAGGGAGGAGGCCATGTTTGTTTTGTTGTAGGACGTGATAAGTCTACTGGAAAACTTGTTTGCCTTGGTGGTAACCAATCCAATAAAGTTTGTTACGCCCTATATAATGACTCAGATTTCCAAGAGTTCCGTTGGTATGGACGTACACCTCAACCAGCAAGTAAGCGTTATTCTTTACCGCAATTAAAGGGCGTAACAGCTACTAGGGTTTCTGAAGCCTAATGAAGTTACTATTACTGAGCTTTCTTTTATGTGGTTGTACGGCACATACAATTAATAGCAATGTAAATGTCACAATTTGCGTTAAAGCGATTTAAAAAAAGCCCTGAATGATCAGGGCTTTTTGAATTCAGTTTTGAACTTCTGCATCATAAATTGTTTTGAATGCGTTCTTCAGTTTTTCATCTTGCGTATCCGCGATGAACTTTTGCATTTTCTCTTTGTATTCCAGATGACCAGCTTTGTACTTAGCAAGTAAGTATGAAAACTCGCCTTGTTTATAGTCAGGATCTGTCTTGTTTTCTGGTTTATCTAGTGCTGTTTTCAGAACAGTTGCTGCTGTATCAAAGCATTGATTAATTGTTTGCTTGTCTTTTTGTTGCATAGTAAAGATTTGGCATTTAGCTAGATACAAAGCAGGATTTTCAGGCTTTCTTGCAATTTGTTTCTCATTTAAAGCCAATGCTTCATCATACATCTGTGCAGCTAAGTACACATTCATTTGAAGCATTTCTCGCTTGCCCTGATCTTCCATTGTGTTGATTTCAGGCAGTAACTCTTGCATTCGTTTTTTTAGAACGTCTGGGCTCTCAAGAGAATACTTCTGCACATACTCATTATGTTTTTCCAAAATCTGCTGATCTCTAGCAGATAGTTTTTTAGGCGCTGGAGTTTCAGTTTTTGCCGCCGACTGATTTGTGCTTTCAGAAGCTTTACTACACCCACCCAGAAGTGCTGTGCCAAGAATAATTAAGGTAAGTGTCTTTCTCATTTCTTCCGTCTTGCTGCTGATGTAATTGTAAATTCATGCACTACATGAGGTGGATTTGTAACAACTGTTCCACCATCAAACTTGGCATCATATTTCATTGTCAATTGAACTGTGATTACTGATAAGTCTGGGGGAGGTAGTTTAATTTCGCAACTACCGACAGGTTGCCTATCATTTTCCGTATTCCAATATCCCTTTTCCACTTTCAATCTCACAACATCACCTATCTGCTTTTTGTCTTTAAACAGACGCAATGCTGCTTGAGGGTAAATTGTTGCATCCCCTTTTAAAGCAGGAGGTAGTAAAGTTGCAGTCACGAATAGATTTTGTTTTTCAAATTTATATGAGACTTCAAATGTACAAGCACCGGACATAGCTTGCATAGCTAAACCGAATAATGTTGCTTTATCTTGATCGTATGGATATAGCCAAGGTTTAAAAGGAACCATTGTGGTTTTAGTATTCTCTATGTAGTAATTCTCGTACTCATCTTTTACAAAGGTGTCTGTTGCTGGTTGTTTTTGAGACATAGGGGCTGGTGATGATTTAGCAGCAGAAGATGCGGCTCCACCGCCGTTGTCTTGAACGACCAAATTTTGTTTTGGTAGAAGTTTACAACCACATGAAAGAGAGTCATTAACACGAGCAGCAGCTTTACCGAAAATTTGCATATTCGGATCGCCAGATACAATTGTTGCGACAATTTTATGTGTTGGGCAGGTTGCTTTATCACCGACACAAGCAACGGCAATGCCATCAATTAGAAACAAACTGTTCCCTGAGATTACTTGACCGCCTCCTGTAGTTGGACAGCCTATAGTTATGTATGGGGTAGCCAAATCTATACCTTCTTATTTTCATGAAGCAGAGCAATGTTAACAAAGAGGGATAGACAGTGCTGTATAGTTTTATTTATCTGGATGCTCAGCTCATACGATCAAGAGTAATGTGAATCTATGTATTTGAGTGAAAGTAATATAAAAAAATCCTCAATTGAGGATTTTTAAAGCTCAGTATTTATAAAAATACTATTTTACTTTTAAATTAATATATTGAGACATTTCAGAATTTACGATATCAAGTATTTCTTTATTAAATAATTTTTTAGAAGTCTTCATATGATTTGTCATTCTATTTAATTCAAAAACTGATTTTGATTGTGATAAGTCTCTTAGCATTCCTCCAATAGATCCTCTGTAATATCGGATTCGAGATAAATCTAGATTAAGATCAGTGTCAAAAGTCTTTTCATAAATCTTTAAATCGATTAGAAATTGTTTATAGAGCTCTTCGCATTCATTGCGAAAAATACTTCTTCTTTCTTCACATTCGTTAGCTATTTTTTCTGCCTGATCGATGAAATTCTGACTAATTTCAGGGAAGCTTTTTGCGATAAATATATGTTTTTGTGTCATTACATACTGATGATAATAATCAAGGTAACTTACAAGTTTATATAAAGATGTTTGTGTATTTTTAGCAAGTTCAGATCTATTTATGCCAGTTTGAGATTCTCTCCAATCATTAAATAAATTAGCTGCAATTATTGCTGCCCCAATAGTAGCTAAAGCTGAAAGTATACTTACTGTTAGAGACCAAGCTTCTTTTAATGGGTTATCAATTTGATTATAGGAATATAGCCAAAGAGTGAAAAAGAAAAATATGATACAAATCGAAGTAATCCAACCAATGGTATCTATTAATAAAACTTTAATTTTTGAATTCATAACTTTGAGTACTTCTGAGATTAGCTTATTTTAGATAATCATAAATATTAATCTAGTCGAATAAATGGAAAATTCTTTTAAGTTTTTGATAGTGAAACGAGCAGAAATTTGCTCAAAAATTTTAAAATCCGACGAAAGTGAGCAAAAAATTGCTCATTTAGTTATGAGTGGTAGTTCATCCCATTTAAATGGATTCCTAGTTAATTTGTCTCGTGACATTGACCAGTTGCGACCTGGTACATAACACGAACTTATACCGAGTTTTTTCTTTCCGAATTTAGTGTGCACGCTATCTAGTGTTTTCATCAACTGTTCTTTCTTTTCTATTGCATCAAAATCTGTGAGCAAGTCATATGTATGGCCAGCCTTGGGTTCTAGCCCAGTTAATATGACACCACATTTTTTATACTTAATATCTTCTTTATAAATGTGAGATACCATTTTTGTAGCGGCTTTTACGAAATCTAACGCACAATCTGTTGGCTGTGAAAATGAGCCGGTTATTGACTTGCTATAGAAAGGTACATTTTCATCAAAAGGACTAGATTGAACAAAAACAATAAGACACCCGCATAATGACTCATCATCTCTCAATCTCTTACAAGCTTCTTGAGCATGCATCGCTATCGCTTCTTGAAGGTCAATGAGTTCTGTAACTTTTGCACCAAAAGAACATGACTTAATAATTTGCTTTTTAGAGGGTGGGGTGTCTTCAATTTCAAGGCAAGAGATGCCTTGCAGCTCATTAATTGTACGAGCCATCACAATAGAAAATCTTCTTTGCATCTCCCTGGGTTCACTACATGCGAGATCAAATACAGTGTTAATTCCCATTGATTGAAGCTTTTTAGCGTGCTTACGGCCAACACCCCAAACCTCAGAAACATCAATCTGCGCGAAGTAATATTCTTTATTGCAAGGGTCCATGTTTACCAAATCGCAAACGCCATTAAACGATTGATTTTTCTTAGCTATATGGTTAGCAATCTTCGATTCTGTTTTGCTTCTACCGATTCCAACGCACACAGGTAATCCAAGCCATTTCCATATTTTTAAGCGCATATCTTGAGCGACCTTTTCTAGGTCAAAATTTTTTTCATAAGCTGAAAAATCAACAAAACACTCATCTATTGAATATTTCTCAACATCTTCGTCAGTTACATACGATGCAAGAATTTTATGAAATCTGCGCGACATTTCAGCGTAAAGTTCATAATTACTAGAGAGAACAATTACATTGTGCTTTTGTACGATTTCTCTGATTTGGAATAATGGCACACCCATTTTTATATTTAAGATTTTTGCTTCATTACTGCGCGCAACGGCGCAGCCGTCATTATTTGATAAAACGATGACCGGCTTATTGTTTAAGCTTGGATTAAAGACTCTTTCACATGAGACATACATGTTATTTACATCTATGAGAAAAAAGACTTTATCTTTGTGCCTCATGATTTTTTTCTTGCATTTTTTAGAATATAGGTAACCACGCCCCAAATTATTAGTTCTTGCCCGTCATGAAGATGAATATCATCATAATCTGGGTTTTCAGCTTTTAACCAACGCTCATTTTCATCAATCATTAAGCGTTTAACAGTAAAATCATTATCTATAAGTGCAACAACAATATCGTTGTGTTTAGCATCAAGACTACGATCAACAATCAACTCATCATCAATATCAATGCCAGCGTTAAGCATCGAAAGTGATGCCACTCTAACAATAAATGTTGCTTCTTCATTTTTAATTAGGTGCTCATTCATGTCGAGAGTTCGATCAACATAATCTTGAGCAGGAGAGGGAAAACCAGCTGAAACTTTTTCTATAGCTAAAGGTATTGAAAAAAAAGTAGTAGGTGAAACTAATTTTATGGATTCAACCTCACTCAATACCTTGCCAGCATTGAGATGTGGTTTAATTTCGATAATGGAATTGGGGATAATGCTCAT